TTGTATAGCGTGGTGTAACGTATTTGAACCTTGTTCATAGTTCTTACTTATAAAGTATTGAAAATCAGCCTTTTAGCACATTAAGGAGGTTCTTTTTGAGCCTCCTTTTTTTGTTTCCAAAAATCTTAAAGTAGTGGTTTTGGGCGTTTTGAGGTGTCGTATGGGGCGGCTTGTGGGACTTTTCGTAGGACGAGCCCCACGTTTATTACGCCCGAGTCCCACAAGTTAAGTTCCGCTTGAGGCGTTCCCGAAGTTCGGCTATTTCCGCTTCCTGCCGGGCTATTAGCTTGTTCTTGTCCGCGAGCCATGCCTGCTGACTTTCTATCAGCCTGTCTTTTTCCGCAAGCAGTTGTGCCTGCGCTTCAATCTTTTGCTCTAATGCCGTTATTTTGCCCTCTGTTGCGTTTATTGTCTGCGTGCCGTGATAGTTATCGCCGCTGATGACATTCTGCGCCACAGGGCTTGTATTTGCGTTGAGCATACGATTGAAAGCCTCAAACTGCGCACGACCAACCGCCTTTTCCTCGGCAAACATCTCGCCAATGCCGTTGCGCAGCCACTCGAAGTTGACATTGAAAGCGTGGGCGATACGCAACAGATACTGCGACGATATGCCCTTCTCGCTTTTTAACGCTCGATTAAAGTTTGATGGGCGTATTCCGCACTTTTCAGCAAACTTCACCTGCGAGAGTCCAACACTATCCATAAGCGTCAATACTCTTGTTGTCGATTTTGTTTCCATAATTATATCAAGTGTTAAAAACCAACAATGTTTTGTTAACCAACAACCGAAAAGTGTAAAAGAAGTTTAAATATGGAAACTTTTATTTATCAAAACTATATCATTTGATAATTATTTACTACCTTTGCAATCGTTGACAGAGCGCAAGCGAAACAAAACCGAACTGCTCGCAAAACGCTCAAATTATGTTTAATATGCAAATATAGCAATTATAAACGAGATGGCAAAGAGAAAAAGAATAAAACTTCGGCAAGGATGCCAAATTAAGTTGGCAGAAGACTGCGGCGTAGGGGTGGCAACAGTCCGACGTGCCCTTCAGTGGGAATTGGACTCGGACATTCAGAACCTCATCCGCAAACGAGCACACGAACTCGGATATGTCAGACGCTGGTAACGGACGGTACTGCCGTCACAACATAAACCAAACAAAAAGCAAGATTATGAAACAGGCGACAGTAACACAGGTTGAGAAGATATGGCTCTCGAACAAGGAGGCGCAAGCGTACCTCGGCGTGGGCATGGACTTCCTCAAGAACCTCCGTTCAAGCGGACGTATCTCGTTCTTCAAGGTCGGCACAACGGTGTTCTACCGCAAGCGCGACATTGACAAGCTCATCGAGAAAAATAGAGTATGTTAGAGTTAATAGTACATTCATAATGTTTTTAAAGACTTTTGTTTCGTCGTGATGACGGTTTTCTACATTCATTAGATCGTATTTATGATTATTAGACAAACAAGTTTCAGGCGTGAAACGAAACCTGCGGTCGTCGCGAGGTGGTCGCAGGTTTTAAAAACAACGCGGAGTGGTGCAAAGGTAAGCACATGTGGGTCAGATTTTTTCACAGGGTTAATCAATAGATCGCTCATAATTAGTTAGTCATAAGTTAAATAAGCAGTTAGCCCCACAGGATGCGGTGTCGTAACCGCCTCCGCGACAGAATGCTTAAATTTGTTGTTGTTTTAGCGAAAACACATTTTGTAACAATTTAAATTATTGATGGTAAAACATTTCTGTCAGCTCGCAAATCTGCGAAGACAAGCGGGTTTTTAACAAGGTTGGAAGGTGCGATGGGCACCAGGGATTGTATGGAGAGGCGTTCTGATTTTTTGAGTCGCCAGCTTTTTTCTTACGCCTGAGCCTCGGATGGTTCCTGCGGTTCGACTCCGCTTCCGACCACAAAGTAAAAACGCTCTTTGATTTATTGACACACAGAAGAAAGGCATATAGGACGGCGCGAGACTGACAATCCAAGACCGCCGCCCGAGGATGCCGAGTAACGAAAGACCTATTAAAGCATCTCCTGACGTAGCGAAAGCCGTGAAAGCGGATAGAATGAACCATGTCGAACTCTGAATTGTCGGCACAGGCAAAGCAAAAGGGAATGCAGTAGGCTGCACGCTCGTCGTGTAAGACGGTCGCACCGCAAAAGGTCTATAAAGGTGCGAAAAACAACAGACAGAGACTTTTCAGTGTTTGTCATATTATATAATCAAAGAGGAGAGTGCGCGATTGGTAAGGCGAAGTCCTCGGAACTTTATACGAGTTCCGGGACTATGATACTGGTTCGATTCCAGTCTCTCCTCCTGCTTTCTAATTCTTTTTAATTGGGTTAATAGGAATATGTAACTGATAATTTAATGGTATTAAGATGGGTTGTGTGTGCCGTTCGCGAGAATAGCACACATTATTTTTTAACTAAAAAGAAACTAACGTGAAGCAAACGAACATCTACAGCCACAAGGGATGGCTAAAAGACATAACAATTCGGGAATACCCGTATTCTTCTGCCGGGGAGATAGCCGCAAGACACGGCGTTTGCAGCGGCAGCGTCTGGTATTGGGTTAAAAAACTGGGCCTCCAGCAGACGGACGAGACGAAAGCCCGAATACTCAAAAAGACACGGGGGTGTATCGCAAACACAATCAGGACAAATCCCGAGGCCAAACGAAAAAGCATGGAAACGAAAAAGCGCACATGGATGATGGAGCGATTCCGCGTAATGTCGGGGCTGCCTCAGAAAACAAAGATGCGCATTGCGACGCGACCCACCAAGGTGTACAAGGCAATATGGTACCTGGAGAATATGCGCAACTACTTTCGCGACATCGAGGTGGGCGGCAAGTTTACGCTCTACTACGACGACGAGACGAAACGCTCCGACAAGGAGTGCTACTACGCACAACAACTTGGACTCACATTCAAAAAAGCATAGTTTTTTGTACATTATTATATTTTTTACTTAAAAATGAGTTGCTAAAGGACAACTCTCGGGTGCGAACCCCGATTTTTGATTTTACTTGGTTGTCGCGGCGACTTCGGTCGTCCAATGAAGTTGTGGTATAGGCGCCTGGTAAGCTATACAAGCTCGCAAGCAAGGAGCGACGGGTCCTTTTTTCTTTCTATGTTTGAGATAACTTTTCAGCCCTTCGTGTACCAAGCCTCTGGGGAGTAATAAACACCAAGCAGGTTCAAATCCTGCAACTTCGCAAATCAAAAAACAATGTTGATTATGAAAATACTGATTTTTGCATTTTTGACAGTGTTTGCGCTGTTCGGCTTGGCTGCAATAGTGCAGTCGGTGATTGACGTGTTCAAAACAAAGGATTAAAGTCATGGGAAGACCGAGAGGGTGCCATGATTGCATGTGGGGAAACTGGCCCGAGATGTGTAAAGACCCGAAGCGAGACCCGAAGTCAAATTATTGTTGCTGTCAGTGGGAATGGCGATACGAATAAAAAACATACGGTATGAATATAAGCGAAGTATATGAGCGCATCCGAGAACGAGAGTCGGGCGCAAGTGCAGAGTCTCGTACACGAGCAGAGCTGCACATACAGAAGATTAAGGAACTCCGAGAGAAGCACAAGGCGTTTATCAAGATGCCGCACACAAAAGCGTGCGATATGATAAAATACTGCCTTGCCATCGACAGAAACCTCGGCATCAACCGAATACATAAAAATGCGTTCGGGTTTATCTTCTTCAAGTATCAGTAACTAATTTTCCAAAAACATAAGGCAATGAGAACAAGAACAACAGTGTGGTACGAAACCACAGTACGCTACGAACGTCAGAATGACGACAACACAAACAGCATCACTACGGAAGCATACGCCGTGGACGCATTGAGCTTCGCGGAAGCGGAACAGAGAATTACAGAGGAAATGGAACCGTATTGCTCGGGCGAGTTCGACGTGAAGAAAATCGCAATCGCTCCGTATGCCGAGGTGTTCTTCTCCGAAGACGAAGGTGACGACAAATTCTTCCGTGCAACCGTCGCAATGATTACGCTTGACGAGCGTACCGGCAAGGAAAAGAAGACCAACGTAAACTATCTCGTTCAGGCGGAAAACATCGAAACGGCACGCAGATATGTCGTAGATGCGTTTCTCAATACGCAGATTGACTACGAAATCAATCGCCTCGTAGAAACAAAGATACTCGATGTGTTCGAGAAGTAACAAGTGGAGTAAGACCATGAAAAGATTAGACACCTCCGAATTTATCCGAAAGGCCCACAAGGTGCACGGTGAGCGGTATGATTACTCGAAAGTATGCTACAAAGAGACACATACGGCGGTCGAAATAATCTGCCCTAAGCACGGTGTCTTCGAGCAGACACCGGCTGCGCATTTGTCGGGACGCTGTTGCCCAAAGTGTTCTTTAGAAAAGAGAAGAGGACTTATACGAGGCGTAGCAAGAAACGACACACTATACACCATTTCGGACGCTGCATTTCGCCATTGGAAGTATCTTCTAAAAAGATGTTTCCCGATGTCCGAATACGAGAAATCGCTATGTCACTCTTATGCGGATGTCGGTTTTTACGAGCCGTGGCTATTGTTTAGTAACTTTAAGTTGTGGTTTGACGAGAACTACGTCGAGGGATACGTGTTAGACAAAGACCTTCTCTCAAGTGGAAAGAGCAAAAGAATGTACTCGCCAGATACATGTTGCTTTATACCAAAAGCACTTAACAATATTCTGCAAACGGAAAAGAAATCGCGACAGATCGAAGGGATGAAGCGATTTTATAACAAATCACACGGACGCTTTGAACCTAAAATGTGCATTAATGGGAAAACAGTCGGATTGGGATGGTGTGATACCGAAGAGGAAGCTATAGAAGTCTATAAAAACGAAAAGAAAAAGCTAATAGACAAGGTTGCAAAGGAATATTTCAACAAGGGTCTAATTTCAGAGCGTATATACAAAGCATTTTTAAATTACAAAGTAATATATGGATAATACACAAGTAACGGTGCAGCAGAAAAACGCCACTCTTGGCGAGTTGATGCACTCTCCTGCGGTCGTAGGCAAGCTGAATGAGGTTTGGAGCAGTCCGCAGATGGCAAACAGCTTTATGAGTTCGGTCATCAGTGTAGCTAACGGAAACCCTCAGCTTCGCAAGGCAGAACCAATGAGCATTATAGGCGCAGCAATGGTGGCTGCCACCATGCAGCTCCAGGTTATCCCCACATTGGGCCAGTGCTATATCATTCCTTACGGCAGTAAGGCGCAGTTCCAGGTTGGCTACCTTGGCCTACTTCAGCTCTGCCAGCGTAGCGGACAATTCAAGAAAATCCTTGCTGCGCCGGTACACGAAGGTGAATATATTTCGGGCGACGAGTTTGACGAGGATTATGTGTTCGACAAGAAGCAGCGAAAGTCTGACAAAATCGTCGGCTACATGGCAAAGTTCGAACTTCTGAACGGATTTACAAAGGTCGCATATTGGGATGTCGAACGTGTAAAGGCGCACGCTACCAAGTTCTCGCAGGCATATCGCTCGGGATATACATCTCCGTGGAAGTCCGACTTCGACGCTATGGCGCAAAAGACTGTTCTCAAGTCTATCTTGAAGTATGCTCCGAAGTCAATCGAGATGCAGAACGCCGTCACTTTCGATCAGGCTGTGGTAAACGTGAACTCGTCAGACATCCAGGACCTCGACATCGACGCATTTGCACCCGAATACATTGACAACCTCGAAAGCGAGAAGAAGAAGAACGTCGCTGCCAAAGCAGCCGAAACCGCAGTAGCCAACGCTGCAAAGAAGGAGGCTAAAGCATGATTACAAACCAAATAATGAAACGTCCGCTTGCCGACTTTACCGTTGAGCAGCGGACGAAAGACGGATACTTCTGCCTTACAGGGTTGCTTAACAACTGGAACCTAAAGATGGGAACCAGGAAAGAGTTAAAAGATTATTTTGAAAATAAAGCAACCCAGGAGTTTGTAAAAGCTCTTGCAGACGAGGAAAATCTACATGGGGACAAATCCCCCTATGTAAAATCAAAGGCTCGTCTCGATCGTGGTGGTGGAACTTGGGGGCATCCGTTATTGTTTATAGATTTTGCCATGTGGTTAAATCCGCACTTCAAAGTCAAAGTCTTAAAATTCGTTTCAGACCAAATGCTTACATATCGTAATGAAGCAGGCGACGCTTATAAACAGCTATCTTCTGCCATGAGCAAAATCTGTACACCGCATCAGATGAAACGTTACATGCCCATTCTTGGCAAGGGGATTAATTATATAGTCGCAGGGCATCACGAACATCAGCTCCGCAACGAGTATGGTACAGAGGAAAAGCAGAAAGAGTATTTTGAACTTGAGAAACAGGTTGCAATGCTCGTCAATGAAGGCTTTCTTAGAACTCCAGAAGATGTTGCTAATTATTTGAGACGCAAGTTTCAGAACAAATACTTCTAAGATATGATAAGTACGGAAAGTAATCAACGTGAAATCTCATGGTTTCGTAGCCGCTTCGGAAATTTTACAGGTTCCGAAGTCCACAATCTTATGAAGTCGGGTCGCAAGAAGTATGAAGCGTGGTCCGAAACGGCAAAGAGCTATATGTACAAGGTAGCCGCAGAACGCCTGTTCAACCCCGACTTCCTCAACGATGACGATGTGTTTGATGATTATCTTCATCAGACGAACTTCACCTCCAAGGCTATGCAGTTCGGCATCGAGCAGGAGCAGTATGCCCGAGAGACATACATCAAGCTCAATAACGATGTCGAGGTGTTCGAGGTTGCATCCTGCAAGCACGATACCATACCACATTTCGCAGCCTCGCCCGACGGCATTGTAAGAGGCGCGGATTTGAAGTGTCTGGAAATAAAGTGCCCGAACATCGCAACTCACATGATGTATGTGGATAAGATACACGACGGCACGTCACTGAAAGAAGTCAAGCCCGAATACTATTGGCAGACAATGGCAGAGATGGCTTGCACCAGCGCGACGGAAACGGACTTTGTTTCCTATTCGCCGTGGCTCCTGAACCCTATACATATCGTAACCATTCCACGCAACGACGAGGACATCGCGCTACTTGAAGAGCGCGTGAAGCTCGCAAATGCTTTCGTGGAAGAAATCATTAACAAGTCAAAATCCTAAAGAATTATCATGGACGTAGTAGGAAAAATTATAGCGGCTCTGCCACCCAAAAGTGGCACATCGCAGTCAACCGGCAAGCCGTGGCAGGTCAATACCTATGTGTTGCAGACCAACGAGCAGACACCGAAGAACATCGCCTTTGACGTGTTCGGTGCAGAGCGTGTCGAGCAGTACAATCTCAAAGTGGGCGATATGGTCACAGTGTCAATCGACATCGACGCTCACGAATACAACGACGATGGTACAATCAAATCAGAGCATGGAACGTCGTAAACTATGCTTCGGCTGGGCAGCCAGCTGCCCAACAAACACCACCTCCGACACCGCAACCAGGTGCCCTGTTTCCGCAGCCACCTGCATCAGGAGCACAGCCCGCACCGTCAGCAGGAACTGACAAACTGCCCTTTTAACATTCGCAAGTACGTTCTGTGGGCACAAGCCAACCTAAATGCTATCATAGTAGGGTAGGGTCACTTCCCTGCCCTACAAACTAAATAAAAGTCATTGTTATGAAAAACAGAATTTCCCTCGATTTATCAAACATGGAAGCCTTCAAGGAACTGACCAACATACAACTTGGCGAGCTTATGAGGGCTGTATTTGCTTACGCTTCCGACGGCACGATGTTGTCCGAGGATACCGACCAAGCCGTTCGTGTCGCGTTCGCCTTTCTGAAGGCGGACGTGGACGCGGAACGCGACTCATACAAAAGACGCTGCGAGCGCAACAAAGAGAACGCACGCAAGCGTTGGGCGAAGCGTAACAAAAGCAAAAGTGCGCACAAGACAAGCACGCCCAAAGGTGTGGCAAGTCCTGTATTGCAGGAAAAGACCGCAAAGGTAGACTACGAAAAGCTCGTCGCCTACTGGAACCGCCGTGTGGACGAAACGAAGTCCTCAATGGCGAAGGTGCTCAACATCACACCTTACCGCAAGAAGCTGATCGAGGAGCGACTTGCGGAATATAACAACGACAACAAGGCATTACAGAAGGTACTTGACAAGGCTCTCGCAGACCCCTACCTCAATGGCAAAAACCCGTCAAAATGGGTTGCTGATTTCAACTGGCTACTGAAACCCGAGAACTTCTCACGGCTTGTAGAGAGTGGTGCTACTACTCCAAATGAGCCGAAACCGCAAGCCATTAAGACCAGGATTACCGAAACCGATTTGGCAAGCGAACACATGGAAGCGCAACGACACAGAGAGGAAATAGAGTTCACACGCGCTGAACAGCAACGTAACAACCTCCTCGCAGCTACCAAGGCTGCTGACAGAAACCCCAACTGCCTGCAAGCGAAGATGGCATACAACGCCTACAAGGACGGCACGCTTGCAAAGCTCGGAATTGAATGGACTCCTAAAACATCAACAAATGGCACTGAAAGACGAGATACAGAAATGGCTAAGAGAGCATCCTGACGCAACAGTTGAGGAAGCGATATGGGCAGGAGCAAACATCGAGATATATTTATGGTGCAATAAAATAAAATGACAATGACAACAACCGGAATAATACTACTCGTAGCCTACGTCGCCTTTGTGGTAGGCTCGTTAGGCTATACAATAGGGTTTCTTCACGGAAACTCTGCGAAATACAACGAACATAATAAGCTTTAGCCTATGGAAACAATGGATAAAGAAGTCTACAAAATCAAAAAAGACGGCATGACGCGAGCTGGCGAAACAAAAGAAAACAAACTCATGAAAAAAGAAGTAAGAATACCGATTTTGGGTGTAATTGAAGAAAGCGAAACCCTTACTGGGAACGAACGCTATTTTCTTGACCATTACCCACATGGCGAAGGAGCTTATCTTGTAAAGATAGGTAGTTGTTACAAGGAGTTACGCGATGTGCACATCCGAAACGAAAAAAACACCAAATGACAGAATAAAGTGCGACTTTTCCATATACCCTATTCGTTCGTCGGCTATTGTCGAGGAGATAAAGAAGGAGCACGAAGCAACGTTAAAGGACTATATCGAGGAGTGTTGCGTCAAGATACTAACCTCGGTAAACGCCAATCGTGACGATGTGAGAAATGTAGACGAGAAAATGAGTGTCCTCATAAAACAACTCGCCTCTGATATCACATGCCTCAAAAAAGCTCTCAATTCTATCAAGGAAGATGGCGTTGCATCCGGCAACGGAATTAGCGAAAAGACTTTGCTTGGAGCTCTGGAAATTGTAACAAAAAAAAGACAATAACATGGCAAACGAAAACAACAAACCTTATTTTCTTTTGGTTTTTCAAAAGAATGACCCCATGCCGTCCATTGTATCAGCAGATGTGATTGCGGCGATGTATCCAGACGCTGAAAAAAAAATGGTTGATATTACAACCACGGACGGCGATTGTATGGGCTTCGAGAACGTCGAGTCGTTTAAAATGGTTCCTGCCGAGGAAATTAACTTTAACATGTAACAACAGATATGAAGAAAACAATCAAAACATTTGTTGGTAGGCTGCGCGATGCGTGGTCTATCATAAGAGGAGATGATTACATCTTTGTTTCTTACGAAAAGGGCGTAGACGAACAGTATGCGCGCTACACCGCAAGCCTTATTTCGGGCGTTCGTTGGTTTATCAAGAACAACAGCGTAAGTATATATCCTCGTATTGATATGCTTCAAGACTTGCTTAGCAGCGGCAACAGCATTATGATGCTCACAAAGGATGCTGACGGTACGCTGACTTACTGCTACGATTGCAAGACGGAAGAAGATTTTGACGACTTAATCAATATGGAGGTGAAGTAACATGGAAAGTGAGCTTTATTTTATCCACATGGATGGCAATAACTACTTCAAAGTTGAAGATGGCGTTGTCTATTCGCGAGGCAAGAAGACCGATGTTTCGCCCGACAAACTCTCCGACTTCCTTGCAATAGCTAAGGAGTTGGGATTTAAAACTGGTAAGCTATGAAAGCCGTACTGACATTAGACAATGGAGAGAAATTTATCGCAGATATTTATCCTCTCCAAGGTAAGAAACAACACAAGCCACGTTTCCACGACGAGTACGAGCGGTGGTTTGTCGAGGAGTTTAACAAAGCGCAGCCACGAGCTGCCCACAAGGTGGTGAAGGCGCACATACTAACTAAGAAACTAATAATACAATAATATGACAGAAGAAATATTTTACTGCGAATGCCCGAGATGTAGCGTTCATAACAAAAAGACACAGGATCTTGCATACAATTTGAAAGCTCTTAGAAATTCAGAGTTTGTGTTTAGCGAGAAGTTTACTCCAGTTATGTTTTTTGAGGTGCTTAAAAGCGTAGTCGCAGAACTCAACAGCGAGTACAGAGGTAGAGAAATAAAGGTCGAGATGATGCGTTACATAGACACTATCTCATACACTTTCAAAGACGACCCCAATAGCGACGCTTGTCTGGGCAGTTTAAGACTTACACCGATAAAGACAGTGCTCGATAGTGTTAAAAACCTCGATATATAAACCGAATAATGATAGGAATAGTATTAACAATCATTAATACCGCCTTTTTTGCGGGAACATGGTACTTTCTCGGTAGAAGTTCGATATACGCAAAACTAATAAAGGAATACCGCGAGATGCTAAAAAACGTAATCGAGCAGCAAAGGCTGCTTGAAATGTATAAAATAATGGACTGCATGAAAGCAGCAGAAGAAACGGAGGAAGAAAATGGAGAACAAGATTAACATTGCGGAAATACTCCGCGATATGCCAAAAGGCACAAAGCTGTATTCGCCGCTGTTTGGCGAATGTAATCTCGATAATGTTTGTACCTCTGACCGGAAAACATACCCGATTACTCTTTTAACCTCTGCGGATACTTTGGTAAGTTTTACAAAAAACGGACATTATGTCGATGGTTTTGAAGACGCGGAGTGTTCGCTCTTTCCTTCTGCCAAAATGCGTTGTTGGGACAAGTTCTTCAAGCGTGGCGACGTGGTGTACAACCCTAACAGCGGAATGCTTGCAATCTTTGAAGGTTGGGTGAATAACGATTACACCGAGTTCAATACAACACTCAACTATTATAATGACCATACATTTGGAGAAGAAGAAGTCTGCGCCACGGATTGCTTTGTAAAAGCCACCGGCAAACAGAGAGTAGAGTTTATTGAAGCGGCAGAAAAGCACTATGGCGGCAAGTATAACCCCGAAACGCTGCAAGTAGAGCCTGTTAAGGTTGCTGAACCTAAGTGTTCGTTCAAGCCGTTCGACAAGGTGTTGGTGAGATATAACGAATATAGCGTATGGCGTTGTGAATTCTTCTCTCACTACAATACATTCAATAAACGATACCCTTACGTCTGTTTATCAGGTGTCTACAAGTACTGCATCCATTACGAGGGCAATCAACACCTTTTAGGTACGGATAAATCTCCCGAATAACAGCATGGCAAAAGACTTCTCGCTTGCAAATGTCAATTTCCGCGAGACAGGACATATCGCTTTTGCGGATGAGTATATCACATCGTATGTGTCAACGGACATCGTGCCAAAGATATACATGAGCGTGAATACTCCTCGTGACGCAACAGGGCTTGTTTCAGGCAAGCCTAAGCGTTACTACCGCACACGATACAGCGCATGGGTAACGGAAAAGACGTTTATTAAGCAATATCAGAAAATAAGAGAAAAATTCTAAGTATGATAAATCTTTCTTTAGATAGACACGATTTTCTATTCGCGGTTGAGGGCTTCGCAAGAGGCTCGCACCTCCGGCAGCACGTCTGGCAGGAAATCGTATATAAATCAATTCCACAGATGTCAGACGACGATATGGACTACTTCTGGTTCTATATGCGACGCGACATCTTCGAGCGATACTTCTACGAGCTGAACGGCAAGAAGAACACGCATGTCGGTTATGAGGACTTTATGCACGCACTCGCAGCTCTGCACAGAGGAAACCGCTATAAAATCACGTTTCGTAGCGAAGCGGACAACGCATTGCACAACGCTCTCTGCTACCGCTTCGATGGCGAATACTATCCGCTTTACCTCTACATTGACGGCAAGACGAAGAAAAGCAGTGAACTGCAATCGTTTAATACGGTTGTTCCAAACGAGTGGATAAAGGCAGTTGTGAAGCACAGGGCACCCGAAAACAGGCACGTAGAACTCGGTAGAGAAGAATGGTGGAATGACTTGGAAATTTACGATAACTTTAAAACGAAACTATTATGATTGACGAAAAGAAAATACAAGAAGCAGCAGGCGGCATGTTTAATGCAGGAAGCTTGATGAATGCTGCCGAACAAATGGCCTTTGAGAGAGGCGTTTATTGGTTCAAGAAATCCCTTTGGCACAGCCAGGATGAAATACCAGAAGATGGAAGGATAATTCTTGTAAAGGGATGGTATGATTGCAAAAGGTCAGGAGATTATATCATAATTAATACTACCGAAGATATAAACTACAGTGATGTTGATCCTGATAGAAAGTATCAATGGGAATGCTTTTGTAGTCATGCTGGAACACCTATTACATGGTGTTACATAGAGGACTTGCTGCCGAAAGGAGGTAAGAAATGAAATTCGTAAACCAGCTTTATTATTTGCTATCAGCATATGATGCTATTCCAGACGGAGTAGCCTCCCCAAAGGATTACGGTCAAGCACTTCAAAACTCAAATAAAAGAAGAAAGAAATGAGCTACAAATCAAGAATGAAATGTGACGTACGTCACATTATAAGCTGCGGTCTTTGCTCTCAGATGTTTAATTGCCCTTATGACAAAGAAGATGAAAGAGTAGTATTTACAAAAGAACACACAGGAAAATGATTAAAGCTAAATACCGCGAGTGTAAAGCTTTTTGCTTTGCTAACAAAAAACATTGGCAGTTTTTTGCACTGCCGACTATCGGCGCATCACGCCATGATGATAGAGTAACAGTAGGTTTTATCTGGCTGTTTTTCTCAGTTTATCTACGAATCGCATTAAATACTCAAAAGAATGATTAAACCAGAAGACTTAAGAATAGGCGACCTTGTAAGAGCAAGCCACGATTGCGCATTTCCGAAAGGCACAAGGTGCGTTGTTACCAATATACGTCCCAAGAAAGCCTTAAAAGATAAAAAAGGTGTCGTCAGTCTAAGCGCTATCTATGATGACGACGACGGACCTTGGGGAGCTTGGGGTTGTAATATCGAAGGCATACCCCTCACTCCCGAACTCCTCAAAAAGAACAACTTTAAAGAAGAGCAGCACCAAAAGGAAGGCACTTCGGAATGGTACGACTTCTATCATTACGACCTCGGCATTAATATCGTGTATGAGGTCGAAGGAAATAAGTTTGCTGCCTATCTTGACGGCAAAAAGTTACGAGAAATACAATACGCTCACGAACTCCAACACATCCTTTGGGCACTGGGGTTGAACGCAGAACTTAAAATATAAACAAATGAAACATTACACAGGTACGAAAACAGTGAAGGCTATGCCTATGACAATGGGCGAAGCCTACGAGCGCAAGCTCTTGAAAGAGGGTGTAAGACCCTCTGAGTGTGAAACAGACAAGGCTGGCTACCTCGTTGAGTACGAGGACGGCTATCAGTCGTGGTCGCCAGCAGATGTATTCGATAAGGCTTACAAGCCGTCCGAAACGTTCGTCAACAGAATGGCTCTTGAACTCGAAGACCTTGAAAAGCGCATGTGTAAATGCGATAACTTTCTTTCTTTGGATGAGTTCAGTGCTTTAGACACACTTTCTCGTGCTTTGTTGACTGTGCAAAGAGGGTTGATGGGGCAATATTACCTTGTCTTGGCAGACAGATTTATAAAGGCAAATAAGATGAATTTTAAGCAATCCAATTTTACATTCGGCACGGCAGTACTTTACCTTAAAGCAGGTATGGCTGTCCGCAGAGCTGGTTGGAATGGTAAAGGTTTATTTGTTGTTAAGCAAGTACCTGCCCGTATTTCAGCCGACATCATCCCCAAAATGCAGTCACTTCCTCAATCTGCCAAGGACATCATTATGGCACGTGCTGAACCACACATCGCTTACACCAATCAGATGCTTATAGTGAACCCAGACGGACGTGCCGACTCTTGGGTTCCGTCTTCGAGTGATGTATTTGCAGAGGACTGGGAGTTGGTAACTGACTAATAACCCTCTCCCCAGTGACAGTGGGGAGAGTAAAAAAGGAGAAATATGAAAGTATTTTTAGCAAAAACCATTACTGTTACGATAATGGTGCCATTAATTCCAGTTGTGCTAATTGGATATATCCCTTACGCCTTATTTAGAGGAATCACAAACGAATCTGTCTTTGATGCTTACTTTGATATTTTGGAGCGGTTTGTTGACTTTCTATTATACCCATACTATAAATATCTGGAAAGAAAAAATTATATAAAAAAGTTGAAGCAGAAGGTGGATTATTATCGCGAGGAGAATGTTAGACTTAATAACGCATTGGAAAAAATTGAAAAAGAAAAATAATTATGAAAAAAGAAGAATTAGACAAGCAAATAGATAGATGGCTAAAACAAAGAGAAACAATCAAGCCTTTTATTGATAGAATGGTAAAGTTAAATGTAAGGCGTGAGGAATTACTTCAAGATATGAAACAACTTCAAGAGGACTATATTAAAGCCTTACCTTTTAAAGTTGGAGATAAGGTTATAGATGAAGCTGGAAACGTAGGCTGGCTTTCAAGAATAGTTCCGCATCATACACCATCAGAAAAGTATATGCGAGCAACATTAGGTTTGACATTCTTCTTCTATATGGAAGAGAAAGACGGCACTCGTGCCAAGCATGATGTTTATACTTACGGACGACCAACAAAACTATAAATAATTATGACAAGAGAAGAAGCAAAAGAATTACTGCCTATAATACAGGCATTTGCTGAAGGGAGAACAATACAACTATTTGGAAGAGACGGTTGGACGGACTTATACAAAGATTTCATATTTGACACAAGTTATCGCTACCGCGTCAAGCCTGAACCTCAATGCCGCCCATTTAAAAACGCGGATGAGTGCTGGCAGGAGATGCTGAAGCACCAACCATTCGGATGGCTGAGAGAAAAGAAACGAAATGTGCGTACCCAAATTGGATTTATGCACACAGAAGGAATACAAGGAACCAGTGGTGGCTCTTCTAATTATAAGGCTTTCTTTGACTGTTTTAGCTTTGCCGACGGCGCACCGTTCGGAATTTTAGAGGAAGAATAATTATGGAAGATAGTGGAATGCTAAGAGAAATGCTCGCAATGAAGATTAGTAATTGGGAGTCTATAGAGTATAGTGAAGGCATCTGTTGCCCTAATCCTGAATGTGACAATGATGGCTATTATGATGATGCGAGAAATATTTTAGGATGGTGTGAAACTCCTTCTGGTTTTATGTATGTCTGTGAATGTAACAAATGCTTCACCAAATACAGATTCCACGGAGTTACTGGCAGTTACAAATTCAACTTCAATAAATTCGCAAGTAGTTTCTTGTTGAGCGTTTTATTGCAAAAAGATAAAGATGATCCGTCATGTATAGATATTTTACGATGTATCAAATCTAAGGATGAACCAGTCGAACTGAAAGAGGAATAGTTATGAGAGAAATTTGGAAATCTATTCCAGGTTGGGAAGGACTATATGTTGTAAGCAATCTTGCAAGGGTAAAACACCTTCCATACACAAAAGGAAAAGGTAAACATGTTTATAGCGAAACCATTTTAAAGCCTTATAAAAATAATAGCGGTTATTATATGGTCGCATTGTTTACAAACAACAAACAAAAGAACATGTTACTTCATAGAGCAGTCGCGATGGCTTTTATTCCCAACCCAAATAATTTGCCATTTGTGAACCATAAAGATAGCAATCGTTTAAATTGTGTTGTTGAAAATTTGGAATGGTGCAATAGGTCGTATAACATAAAGTATTCTTATGACAACAACAATAGAAGAGCAATGATGAATTGGCGAAAGGGAGCAAGTAATGCAAACGCTAAACCGATTATCCAATTATCTAAAGAAAGTAAGTTTATCAAAAGATTTGGGTGTATAATGGATGCCGAAAGGGAGACGGGAATACTTAATAGTAGCATCGTGTCTTGTCTAAAAGGTCATCAAAAAACAGCAGGAGGTTATAAATGGGAATACGTGATATAAAGTTCAAAGGCAAGCGTCTCGACAATGACGAGTGGATGTATGGCGACTTAACACACCTCGTAGATGGTGTGTACATAAGCAACGACCACGGAAGCAACATGGCGCGAGTCTATCCCGATACGGTCGGGCAGTACACCGGCTATGTAGGCAAAAACGACAAGGAGATATATGAGGGTGATGTTATCCATATCGGACCAGATTATTATGTTGTGATATGGGTGGAAGATTTAGGAGGCTTCTACCTGAAAGTGGATTATGCAAAATTACCTTGTACCAGTCCTTTAGGTGCAATGTTGTGCCGTTTCGACTTTGAGGTTATCGGCAATATTAACGACGACCAGAAAGGAGGCTGATATGCAGGAAACGAAAATAACATTTAAGGTTCAAGTGACGTACGATGAGAGTCGTGTCATAATCACAGAACTGGCAATGACGCAGCCTATAAGTTTCGGTGTTGCCGCAGGTATCTTTAGAAGCCTTGCAGACTTTGAGGAAGAATGGAATGAGGAACATGACATAGAATTCAAAGAGCTATGACACAAGAAGAAGAGAATCAGCACATAAAGAAACTGAAAGACGCAGGATTAGACTGCGGTAGCAGCTTGTCAATACGCGAAACTATACAGCTCTTGAAACTCTCAAAAGGAGAAACACGGAAAATTTAATAAAAACAAGCAACAATGAAACAGGCAGATTACATCAGACTGACGGCACAGATTGCCGTGCTGAAAGAAATTGCCGTTGATTACAGCGGCAAGACGATAGACAACATCATACAACAGCTGGAAGCAATTAAGAAGGAGGTGACGGATGAAGATTAGAAAAAACAAAGAAGCGTTACAAAACCATGTTTCGGACGCAGTATTGCTGCACTAAAGTAAAGTTTAAAAAGATAAGTACATCAATCGAAACATGGCCACTCCCATACGGCGTATTTGTTACGTACGAGGTGCGTACGTGGTATCGTAAAAGAGAACTAACAACTCGATACGTGCGCATAAGAATTGCGCAGTTAAAAGTAAAATATCACTCAAAATCAAATAACAATTAACAATGGAAATACTCAAAGAAATCAAAGTTCCTACAGGTGAAATCTACACCGCAAAAGGAGACAAAGGCGTGTTGGAGTTTCTGACAGTAGCCGACTACGGAAAAGATGCAAATATCAAAGCCGACTTCCTCGGCATAACAAGAGAGCTGAATGGAGTGCCGAACGGAACGCCGATGCCACTAACCGAAAAATGGGTAATAACAATCTCTACCCAGTACGGCTACTCGATGAACTGCAAGTTCTGCGACGTGCCGAAAGTCGGACCGGGACGCAACGTAACACTGAACGACCTGCGCAACGAGATAACAACGGCGTTAAGTATGCACCCAGAGATTAACTATACCAAACGCCTTAACGTACACTATGCACGCATGGGCGAGCCGACATGGAACGAGGCTGTAATCGAGCACGCGCGTTTCTTCTTGCGCGATGATATTACCCCTTACATCGGAAATTCGCTTGTGCATCCTGTAGTAAGCACGATGCTTCCGAAGCATAATCGAGGCTTAAAAGACTTCATTCGTGAATGGGTTAGGGTAAAGAATCTCGACTACAACGGAAACGCAGGCTTGCAGTTCTCCATAAACTCTACTGACGATGCACAGCGAGAATACCTGTTCTCTGGAAACGCCATGCCATTGAGAGATATTGCAGAACTTGCTGACACTCTCGTATCTCCGTGGGGTCGCAAGTACGCTCTTAACTTCGCGCTTGCTGACGACTCTATTATTGACGGCAAGGTACTTGCTTCGATGTTTGACCCACGCAAGTTTATGTGTAAGATTACACCGCTCCACCGAACAAACAGCTGCGAAGCCAATCATATTCAGACAAGTGGAGGTTACGACTCGTTTGTGCCGTACAAGAAAGTGGAAGAGGATTTGAAGGCAAACGGATTCGATGTAATCGTGTTCGTTCCGTCGTATGACGAGGACAACGGACTGATTACTTGTGGCAATGCAATCCTGTCCGGCAAGAAGCCGACATCAAGCTACAAAGAAGTGGTATTTTAATCTAATAAACAAAATGAGCAAAAAGAAAATATACATATCATCACCGATTACAGGCTACAATCTCAACGAGCGACACAAGTTCTTCGCTCAGATTGAGAAAGAACTGACAATTCTCGGCTACAAGCCAGTCAATCCCATGAGTAAATCTTTGTCCGACTCTGCGCCGTACACGGAACACATGAAAGAGGACTTACGCCTGCTCCTCGGCTGCGACGGCATCGTCGTACCGAACCGATGGCGTTGCTCAAAAGGCTGTGAAACGGAACGCCGTGTAGCGGACGCTTGCGGAATACCCGTCGTAGGCGTGATAGGTGAAGCGCACGATTTGCAAATTTTAAACGCAATATAAGCATGAGCACAAGTCAGTTAATAAGCCGCACTCCGAGAAGGGCGTATATTATCGCGCCAAGTGTAAAGCAGAAAGAGGAAATACTAAAGAGCATTGACCGCTATTGTTCGCTGTATTACATCACAATGGGTTCTGCATACAACATTGCCCAAACAGCGATGATAGACGCTTACAACGCGATTAAAGAGGACAAAAAACTATACCGTCAGCAGACAAAGCAAAGCATCAACAAGGCTCTTGCTGCATACAACACATGGGATGCGAAGATGCGCTTTGTCCTCGCCGACCGCTATCAGCTTTGGCTTGACCTATCCGATGCGTCGGAAGCGGAACTGAAACCGCTCGTCACAACACTCTATTACTGCATCGACAACTACTTCTTGAAGAATAAGGTGCCGAAAAGCAAGATAATCTCCCGTATGGAGACGGCAATGGTGCTGATAGATATTGCGGTAAACCTATTTAAGAACTTGTTTGATAACATCCAAAAGAAAATCGGCAAGGACTTGCGACCGATGTTCAGTGATGGCAACGCACTGGAGTTGCAACAAAATTGGAACAATGCCATGCAATCCGTCATAAACTCGGTACCAGGAATGCCCGACATTAACATCAACGATGATGCGGACAGCGTTCAGGCAGCAAAGAATATCGTAATGAAGATCTCGAACGAGAACATCTACGACCGCGCAGGAGAGTATGCGTTGCAGGTGAACCCCGAATATAAACCAGAGGATTACGGAGAATAGGTTAATACCAACCGCGCACGGACAGCAGGAGTAAAATCTTGCTGTCCGTGCGCGGTTTTTTGTTATTTGTCTTGCAACGTAAATGCCCGACCATACAGCAGCATCGTAAGAATAATCAGCGTGTAGTCCGCAATCTTTGTTGCTTCGGAAATACACAGCGTGCCGTGCCCAAGCCTTATCAGAATAACTCCTGCAAGATACAGGAACGGTATTCGCCACACCCAACCGAATTTGAAAAGAAAACTTGCCGGCAGTAAAACGGCTGGCAGTACGACATAAGCAAGTACATATACTGACGCAACCAAAACGGCGTTCTCGTTCAGATCTAAACCCATTGACGCAGTGTTATGGTGAAACCAATACACGCCGAACCAGTGTAAAACCATAAGGAGTATAGGTATCGCTCTTATGCCGATTCTGTAAAACCAAAACAGCTTTTCGGCAAGCGTATTTGTCTGTATTGTTTTCATATCGCTAAATTTATGTTAGTTTCTTGAATATCCGTTCACATAGTTCTCCCATGATATAGCAAGCCTGCTCACCGCTCATATCAATATCGTACGCCTCACAGATGTGCGCCGTAACGTGCAGCAGTTCGTGACCGATTGTATTCACCATCTCGCTTTCTTCTTCGGAGTGCCCGATAGTAACCACACTTACCTTGTCCTTAACGTTGGAGTAGGTGAGTCCTCTGCTTTCGCCACCGCCTATGAAGTGACGGTAGGCTTTGCTTGTCGCTTCGCTGCCACACCCAATAGTCATAAGCTCGTTACAGAGATGCACCGCGTCGCCGCTGTCATATCCAATGAAGCAACGCACATCCCAGTCGTACTTGTCGAGCCTTATATCACGCCTAATCATAACAAGTCCTCCCAAGGTATAGGCATACCGTTGTGGCAGCAGTCGGCATAAAAGCGGTTGAAGATGAAGCCGTCCTTCTGGTCTGTATCATCAACCATATCTTTTACATACTGCGCCATTTGTTGCTCGTCCTTTATTGACTTGCCCCAGAAGTCTGCCTTGCACATATTGGCTACATATACATGGTCGTAGCCGACGAGGTTTTCAAGCTGCAAGCCATTCGTTTGCAACATCTCCTCGATCTTTTCTTTTGACAGCATCTCCAAACGTTCTTCCTTGCCTGTAGTTGGACTAATCATTCGCATTTGCTTGACAGCCCACTCGCACATCTTCTTGTTGAAGTGATAGCCGTTGTATCTTAGATATGCTATCATTCCTTCGGGCTTCAAGTCGTACATATCCAAAGGCATCTTACATCTTCCCATAATATTTAGGTTTTAAGGGACTGGCAGGGAAGCGAACCTCCCCACCAGTCAGGTTAATTACTTAGTAGCGTCTGCGACCGCGATAACCGCCGCGTCGTTCTCCGTAGCGACCGTCATCGTCATCATCGTACATATCGCGCTCACGGCGTTCGTTCTCGTATCGCCAATCATCGCGATAATCGGGCATAGGTGAACGCTCACCGTATCGACCTTCGCCACGCTGCAAGCTGTCAAGACACGCCATTGCCTTGCCGCCATAGCGCAAGCATTTCTCAACGTTCTCAACAAGCTCACCCATCTTGTTCTCTGTGATTTCAATCATATACATAGCTCAAGCATTTTAGTTATTGCTGTTTGACTTTTTCAGTGCCTTTTGCAACATGCTTTCTATGTTTGATAAAGTACCCTCCATGCCGCAGACCTTGCTTTCGAGCTGAGATATTTTCTGCTCCTGCTCCTTGTCTTTGGCTATCTGAGGATTGAGAACACACATTATCTTCTCGCAGTTGCACACCACCTTTTCGTGGTAGTCCTTGCTTGCAAGCACTTCCTGCGAGTGTCGTAACATCGCTTCCACTTCGGCAATCATCGCTTCGCGACTTTCGCTTACTACCACATCGCCCGAGTTGGCAATCTGTCCGTTTGAAGGCAGTTGCTTGAACTCTGCTTCACCGTCGGGCAGCTTTACTTTCACATCTACAACTGTTTCCATAGGCTGCGTTGAAAACTGCCCTGGTTGATAGGTAGGGAACTTCGGCTGCGGATTACTTACGCTTACCACCTGTCCTATTTTCAATGTCGGCTCTTCACCTTTCTCAAGCACATAGAATATGCTGTTTGTTCTTAGTCCACTGAACATACAATTTGCAATTTAGTTGTTAAACAATACCCGTCATTAGCTGAAGGGTGTTAGTATCTCTCTCGAACCAGAGCTGATATACGCCAGTTCCGGCTACGTCGGCAACCGTAAGGGCTGCACCTCCAAACTTGGTGACAGCCTGCGTTACGCCGTTGGTCTCAAAGAGTATCGGCAGCGTGGTCGTTGTGCCCGTCGGTATCGCCTGTCGCAGATTTACGAATACCGTACCTCTGTAATTGGCGTTCAAGAAGGCATGGTTCCTGAATGAGAATACCACACCGCTTGTGCCTACCGACACACCGGTAGAACCGATAGCTGCCGACCCTCTTCTGTTGACCCATGAAAAAGGATAACCCCAAATCATAGTCGTTCCTCCAGTTAGATGGTTAGCCCCAAAAGCCGTTAGCTCCGTTGACTCCGTAAAGTCCGTATTGTGCTGCTACGCAGTTTGGGACAGCAACGAACGGCTGGTAAGGTACAGTCGCCGTCTCGGGCATCTTACACTTGATACCTGCAACCTCCTGCTGCAAGCCTGCCAACACCGCATTGATAGGAGCGACCGCCTGACCTACAATCTGACTTGTCATAGCCGACGACTTGAACGTTGAGTTCTCCTCGCGCAGATGGTCTAACTTGTCCTGCATCTCTCGAAGCTCTGCGGCACGCTGTCCGTCAAGAATCTGCCGTGTGCTGTTCTCGATAGTGTTGCCGAGGTTGCAAGCCTGTCTTTGTGTTTCAAAGGCAAGACTTGAGAAATTGCGTTCCTGACTTGTTGCAACGCCGTTGATGGCGTTCTGTAAGGTGTTGGTCTGTTGACATGTGGCAAGTCTGTTCTCGCAGCAACAAGAAGCGAGCTGCTGTGCAATCTGCATATTGCCCTGCTGGAGAGCGTTGATAACTTGCATACCGCTCATGCCGACCTGATTGCCCACACCCTGAACCTGCGAGGTAAGAGCCGAGATAGCCGCCTGTATCTGACCTTCGGTGCAGTTAAGCTGTGTAGCAAGGTTGCTTAGAGCGTTTCTGTTTCCACCGATGGCATCCATGAGGAGCGAGCGACCGTAGTCGTTGTTGATTTCATTAGCAATACCGCCTGCGCGACCATTGCCGAAACCACCCCAACCATTACCGCCCCAACCCATGAGGAAGAATAGGAAAATTACCCACATGAAGCCGTCGCCCCAACCATTGCCGTTCTTGTTCATGGCAAGGAGAAGATTAGGGTCAAGACCTCTCTGTTGAAGCAGAGGAGCGAGCAAACTCATCATGCCACCCTGTCCGCCACCTTCATTGCCGAATACATAAGTTTTTGACTCAGACATAATACAATCTTTTTTTTAAAATTTTACCTTAGTTGACTAAACACTATTGTAACGTTACACCGCAAAGTTAGCGAGTTACGACGGATAATGTTATAACACGCTCAAAGATTTTATATTACGCTGATAATCAGATATATAAGGTGATAGTCGGTACTATCACATCGTAAGACATTCTTTCCAATGTTTGAAAAATTGGAAAGAAATGGAAACAAAAAAAGAGAAGCCTCTTTACTTGCCTCTCTTGTGTTTTAAAAAGTGAAGAATGTCCCACTTCGTCCAGTACCGTGTGTGTCCGCGCTTCTTGCACTCACCGTTCGGTATCTCGCCACGCTTTACCATTCGATTGAGCGTTGCGTCGCTGACACCAAGCCTATCCTTTACCTCTTCTGTGCTCATCATCGGGTTGAGCATATTAGGAAGTATGTCCTGGCAGAGTGTTTCTATATCATCATCACTCATACCGCAAGCCGTCACTTTTTCGCCGTTGCACTGCTGCTCGTCCGCCTGAAAGCACGAATTGGCAAGCGATTGCAACAACGTGCCGAGCATCTTGTATCCGAAAATCTTTCTCATAACATTTCTTTCTAACTGAACATTCTTTTGCCGAGCTTTGATTTACAGCAAAACCAGTCGACAGCTCCGTAAATATACAACAACAGCGTAAACGCCATGATTGCAAAGTGCGCCATTACCATCTCGTTGGTCGTGTACCAGTTCCAATATACAAGATGTATGGAGTTGACACCGAAGTAGTAGAAGAACGGTATGCGATACTTCCAACACAGCCAGAAGAAGCGTGACGCAAGAATTATAACCATTGGCAGTATATAGACCATGATATAGATGAACGCATAGCACGCATAGTTCGCCTTGTGTACCTCAAACATCTCCTTTGGATTGCGGCTAAAGTCAAACACGCCGTACATGTGCGCCGTCATTATGAGTATTGGAACCCACTTGCAGAACCAGCGGAAAAACCGCAATATTCTGCGTGAATACTGATTGCCGGACTCTGCCAGCAAAGACATAATCTCCGATATGTCCTTACCCTTCACAAGAGCAAGAAACATCCTTTTATCATCATCGTTCATATTGATTTTATTTAATTTAATATAACGTTGATTAGTTTTATTTGATGCAAGTTAGTCATTTATTTTCAAAGTTGTATGTTTTGTTGTCTTTATTTACATTTATTTAAACACCGTAAAAACCGCAAGTCTTTAGTTTATGGGTAGTTCACTTAAACTCCTTGCCTATCTTCACAGACGGGCAAGGCTCCTGAAAACAAATCACCTTAAACTAAAAACTAATAACTAACCAATCTACATATTATCTCTTTCTGTGTATCAGCCAAAGCAGCAGCGAGATTAAACATAGTACAACCGCTCCGACCGCTATCTTGCCTGCGAACATCTGCGTCCGCTCCCACCATGTCGCCTTACGCTCAACTGGCACCGGCACTGGAATAGAGTCCGCTCGCAGGATAGACTTGTATATCGTGTCTGTCTTCACGCTCACTCTGTCACGCCATTTGTACACGTTCTTTGTCTTGTATATTGTATCACCTATCATGTAGCTCTCGACATATATAGAATCATGTACGCGGAATGTATCGGCTTTGTAATTGGTCTTATACAGCGTGTCCGTCTTGTTAATCACTCGCTCCAACACAACAGGCTTCGGAGTTGTGCAGCTCGTTACCACAAGCAGGAGCAGATGCAGCATAGAGCCGACGATGATAGTAAAGCCGTAGCGACAAATATCGTCCCACTCAATACTCGGTAGCTTATAACGCTTCCATTGATACACCTCACGCAGCACCATTACGGGCAGCGCAAGAACGCCTACGAACACCGAAGCCAAAAACCAACCGATTGTGCCCTGTCTGTTGCGCACGTTCTCGTCACAGTCCTCATCGAGCGCATCGAGCTTGTCTGCCTTGTAGAAAATAAAGAGCGTTGTCGCTCCCAAGATGATGCAGTTCAGTAGCATCAGAATTTCTCTTATATCCATATCCGTTAATTTTTATTGTTATCCACTGCATCCTCCACCGCTTCGCCGATGTCTTTATTCTTGCTCTTAATAAGCGAAATAATAAACCGCTTGATAGAGAACGTGTTTTTGATGCCGTGCAATGCGCATACGTGTCCTACGATGCTGTCAATCTCCCAGATGCACCCGAAGCCCAAACCGATAGCCGCTGTTGTGACGTGGTTAGCCCAGCCCAGCGGTTCGAAGATAGCCAAACCGAGCACCGATCCGAGTATGAGATACGTAACGTAGTCCACCGCCTTGTTGCACGTTCTTCTTCCTGCTCTCGAAAAACGGAAGTGCTCATGCTTTTTTAGGCTCTCCGACACACCGAACCAAAAATCGGCGACGATGAGAACGACAATAAGAACGAGCATCCAGCGTAAATCGAATAATGCGGTAAGTGCTTCTGTGCTCATGGTGCCGACCACGAAAGCCTTGCCTGTACTTGTAGTGATATTTCCTGCCATCTCCATTGTGTTTACTCGATTGTTATCCAGATCTGTTCTCCTCTCTCGTCCGCAGCCTTCAGCTTCGCGTACACCTTACGGAACGTCGCCGTTGAGTTCAGCACCTTGCCCTTCTCCTTATTCTCACCGACGAGGATGCAGCCATCAGTGTCCTTCGCCGTGTTACCGCAGTGAATAAGTACACCTTGGTAGCCGGGCGTATTGCACAACCTTGGCAGTCTGCCTTTGCAGAACTGGTACTGCGCCCGACCTCCGAAGCGTGGCGACACCGTCTTCATATCTACGAGGTATCTGCCTGTAGGGATGGCGGTTTCGCCTTTAATCTTCACTCCGCATATCTGCGCAACCGACATATTAGATGTCAGCCCTCTGTCCTTGTCTTCAAGAGTGTCGCAGACATACTCGCCGTTGACGTACATCTTGCCTATTGTGTACGTCTCCTTTTTAGCTATTCGCTTTAATTTTACTTCCATGATATTTGAATTTTTGTTGTTAATCGTATGTTGTTATTTCCAATCTCTCGGGGTAGCCTGCTGTGATGTCATACTTCTCTACCTCCTCAATGGTTGTTAGATTGCCTATTGCTGCTTTGTGTCTTGCCGTAGTGTCAAAGCACTGGACAGCATACATCTCAATAGCTGAGAGTAGGCTTATCGCCTTGTCGCAGGTGAGTATTAGTTGCGTATCGCCAAACCACAATGTGACCTTTTCCAATCCAGAGTTTTGAGCGATAGTAGTGGAGTTCATAAGACCGACACGTGTCGCCTTGTCGAGCCACATTTTAGTGCCGTCCACCAAAAAGCTATTCACTGCGTCTGACGTGTCGTAGGCATCTATCTCCGCTATTTTCTGCGCCTTCGCAGTTGCAAGCTCTGATGCTGCAAGCTTTGCCTTAAACTCCTCGAACGCAGCCATAACCTCGTCCTGCGCGTATTCGCCACTCCGTACCGAACACTCCCAACACTCGTATGCGCTCATCTCGACATTCAACTGCTCGTCGATGTGATAAATGGTTAGACCTCCCAACGCATATTCTTTCTTAAACAAATCCGCAGGGATGAACGTGCGGACAAAACCAATCGTTTTCTTCATAGTCTTTATTTGTATTTATTGTTAATTTTCCGCTGCTCGCGGAAAACGGAGAGATAAAGAGATTAACAAGCGAAGACCGGCAGAGCAAGGGCGCTGACCGACTTGAGGTTGGTGTTCGAACTGGAACCAAAGCTCCAAGCACTCGCGGCACTGTACTGCGTCGATGTCCACACACCCTTAGCAAACAGCGAACTGAATAACGTTGCATTACCGCCATGCAGCATCTTTACCACCTCGTCCACAAGAGTTTTGTTCACATTCGCTTCCGTCATCTGTCCAACCGTCAAAATAAAGCCATGTAGCTGAACATCCGCCAAATCCACCATCTGCTCATAGGCGTAAGTAAATAGAGGTATAGACAATCCACGCTCTTCCGCTTCTTCGCGCACAAGTCTTGACGATTTTGCGCCATCGTAATACAGTGCATCTTTTACATTGTTGCCGTTTAGAGAAATGTTATTAAACTGCACATTCTGTGTACACCACTGCTTGTTTGGATAGCCGGCTTGCAAGGCTGCGGGCGAGAAGCCGAAGCAATTATTGCCATTGGCGAGGTTCTGCGTCACGAGTTTTATGAGGACTGCTTCTTCCGCGGTCTTGCCAGCTGCCTGCCATTCATCCGCCGTATATTGCGCTCCTGTAGCGTCAAGAATAAACACGCCTGACGTAGTAGGGTAGTAGTGGAAGTAAAGATTATGTTCTGCCACATCTGCCACATTGTTCTTCTCATATACGCCACGAAAAGCATAATAGCCATCTTTTTGGGCAGCGGTTATCTTGTACTTCTTGTTGTATGGCACGCGGAACGTCACTTGTCCTTCGCTGTCGGTTTCCGTTGTTGTGGTGTCGCCGTTTGCAATGGCGCAGGTTACTGCCACACCTCCGAATGGGATTACCTTGCCGTCCTCCGCTTTGTCTATCGTTACTACCACAGAGGCTTTCTCGTCGCTTATCGGCTTATACTCCACATTGATGTCACGTACTCTCAGAGCAGCGGTATAGGTAAGAGAGGGAAGAGGGTCGCAGCCTTTCAGCTCCTGAAAAGCTATTCTGTACATCGTTCCTCTCGGGATTGCGAACGACACCTTGCCGTCTGCATCCGTTGTGTACTTTGTAAATGCCGAAGAACCATTAAGGAAGACGTTCACCGCCACGCCTTTCACGCTTACTCCAGCAACAGATGTCGTAATGGTAATATTCACTCGTTCCTCCAAGTCCCACTGCTCGAAGTCAAGAGTGCTGACATCGCCATTTCTATCGGTCACTACGAGCACGTTGCCCCTTAGCTCGGCGTTCACTCTCTCTGCTTCTGTAGTCACATCCATAGCCTTCTTGGCTATCTCTGTTGCCACGGCTGCTGCGTCAGTGGCGGTTTTGGCGGCAGAAGACGCATTGGATATTGCTTCAGACACACGTTTCTCACGCTCGGCATCAGCATTTTCTCGCTCCGCCTCTGCGTTCTGACGAGTTTTCTCCGCAGTTTCTCTCGCTGTTTCTTGTCGTACACGCTCGGTTTCCGACTCCTGACGTATGCCCTCCTCGCGACTGCGTGTAGCTTCTGCTTCGACTCGCTGTCTTTCGGCTTCGGCACGCTCTTTCTCTGCGACGTTTGTCTTGTCAATCGCGGCGTTGGCAGATTTTACGGCTTCATCAGCCTTGCCAACCGCAGCATTCGCAGCCTTCGAAAGCTCCGTAAAAGTAGCCGCTCTCTGCTCCTCGGCTGCTACACGTGCTTCCTCGTTGGCTTTTCGCGCTTCCTCGTTGGCTACACGTTCCATTTCGCTCTCCGTGCGCAATGTCTCCGCTGTCTGACGTGTGGCTTCACTCTCTACACGTTGCTCTTCTGCGTTCTGGCGGAGCGTTTCGCTCTCCACGCGCACATCCTCGCTTGCCTTGACAGCCGCTTCTGTTTCCCTTACCGCAGCAATGGCAGCGTCGGCGTTTGCGATAAGCTCAATGATGGTTGCTCGCGAAGACACGGGTGGAAGGACAACAAGCGCAGTATCTACGGCAAAGCCTTCAATCTTTACATCCATGCAGCCCTTGCTTGCATTATCTCCGTTGCCGTCCTCGATGTTGGTGTTACCATCGGCTGTGTTGTCCTCAAATACTGTATCGCTGCTTGCGTTGTTATCCACGATGGCGAACTGCTCATACTCATAGCTTCGCCAGTTGGCACCTTCCGATACGCCCGTCACCTCCAAGGCATAAGTGCCTAACGACAGTGTCGTGCCGTCAACATCAGCCAAGAGCACGTCATTAGACTCCTTGTCGATAGAAAAGGGGAGTGCGGTACGCTTGTACTGACTAACGACGTGTACCGCGATGTCGGTGCAATCAGTCAACGGGAACGATACCTGTTCACCATTGACTATTTTCTTTACTGGTATGCGCAGCGTAAAATCATTGCCTCTAACTATTTTCTTCATATCTTATTCTTTTGATTGTTCTTCTTCTGTTGTCGGGTCGTCAGACATAGCTTCCTGCTCACCGCCGTCATTTACCGGTTTTCCGTCGTCAGACTGCGCCGTTGGCGACTCGAACGGCACGTTGTATCCATTCCAAACGATGCTGTAGGTCCTGTTTGCTGGCACGTAGACAAACTCGCATGTAAGTATCGCCATCCACCCTCGTTCAAGCCAATATGGTTTTGATATGTCCTTGCCGCCGACGAGCGACGTGTAGCCGACGAGGTTGATAGTCGTTGTAGGACTTCCACTTGTATTGTTGCGGATAATGAATGTCTGCCCGAGATATGCCGCTGCGCCTTTTGGTGTAAAAGCCTCGCCGATTAGGCTGTCAGAGACAAGGGTTTTCCATGCCGTGTTTGCCGGCTGGTAAAATGGCAGAGTCACCACCGGGTATGCGCTTCCAAGTTTGCTGCCGAAGTTTCCCGATAGTTCTATGTAACTGCCAGCCGCCACAAAGTCAAGGGTCACATAACCGTTCTGTATAGGCTTTTTCTTTGAGAGGTACTTGTCAATGTTGTTGGGCGTAATCGTTGTCAGCCTTTTTCTGACAAAGCCCGAAAACAAGCCCGAGTACGTTTCAAACTCACCTTTCTCGTTCACGCTCGCCGTTGTCTCGCCGCTATTATTGCGTATCTCGAACCTATCTGCCGTTGCCGTTATCTTGCCATTTTCGATGTCTATGCCCGTAGATTTTAAGTCGGTCTCCAGCTTGCCTGCCTCTGTCTTGTCGTAAGGCGAAAGGCTCCAGCCACCATACTCTGTGCCCTCCATGAGCATCAGACGACACAGATTGATAGTACCGTTCTTGCGAATAGCTGTTTCTATCAGTAGCCTTGCGCAACCACTGGGCACTGTTATTTGGGACGTGTATAGTGCCCAGTCACCAACAATATTGGGATAGTTTTTCGATTCAACAACTGCACCTGCGACACCATTATCGAAGCGTTTGATTGTGTAATACGCACCGCTATCTGTTGCCCTTAGGACCCTCACCCAAACACTGAAGATGTATTTTTTGCCAGGTGTCACACGCACATCTTTGAAGTATAGACCAGTCCATGTGTTCGTAGTCGCTCCCTGCGCATTGAATACTGCGTAGTTTGAGCCGCCAACACCGCCACCGTTTATTATGTTCACTGCCTGCGAGAGACCGGCAGCAATCTTCACGATGTCATCCCATGGGCGTAGGGCTGAGCCGACGATGCAGTTCTTCAAATTCGTGGTCGTTTCAACCTGTAGCGAGATTTTTTCAGTTGACTGCTCAATCTTTGATATTTTATTTCCCATCGCAGTCTGCTCGTTGGTAAGCGTAATGATTTTGCCTGCTGTCTGTGTGATTTGCGAGCTAATCTTTGATATTTGTCCGTCCACCTCGCTCTTATTGCTGTTGACCGTTGTTCTGAGCCCATCCACGGACATTACAAGCTCCGCAAACGACTGCGTGCTTTTTATTTCGCCATTAGCCTTGCGCGTAATGAACTTAAACTTGTCGGCTATGGCGAACATCTCGGAACGCGATAGCACGAATACTTCTCTGTTGTCAAGCGAGTAGCTATTTACGCCGTAGTACATCTTTAAAGAAGGCGCATCCGCTCCGTATGCCGACAAAACAACGACCGACTGGCGTGCCGTGTCCGTCGTATTGCCCATCTGTACAAGCTCGTCACCTGCCTGCGGAATATCGCTGCCAGTATCGCAGAAATCAGCAAGCACATCAATGAAATCTTTACCTACCTTGTACACCTTGCGCCAGTAGTATCTGTTCTTCACGTTCTCATTCACGCCCTCCTTGACGTTGAACGTCTGACAGCGCACAAGGTCGCCCTCGACGAACTGGTTCTCTATCTCCTCGTCGCCTTTCTTCTGTGAGAAGTAGCAGCGGTAAACATTGTAGCGCAGAGGAAGAGCTTCATATTCGGGAAGATACACACCTTTCTCAAAATAGACCACATTGCTAATCTTCATGGCAGCAGGCGACAGAACAATCTCACCACCTACGCTTTGAAGTTCTCGGATTACGAGCCTTACGAACTCCGCAGCCTTGCGCACAAGCAGGCGGTCTACCTCCAAGTAACTGTCACCACTTCCATTGTAATCGCCAAGTTTGAAGCCAGAGCCGAGCGCACCCGAACGGAACGCAGCCGACACAATCTCTTTGAGGGTTGCGATGCCGTCAGAGGAGATGCCGAGAGGGTTATTGTCGCTTTGTTCGCCGAATGCGATACCTTCCCAAAAGCGGATAAGTTTTTCTGCTACATCTGTCTTGACCTTCGACAGAAAATACTTTGAGCCTTCGCTTTGGATGTATTCCTTAACTTGTGCGGGCGTAAAATCTCCTGTGCTATTACTTATGGCCGTTATCTTGTTTTGTATTTTTTGTAGCGCACCAACCTCTTTATCATTGCGCAATGATACTTCGTAGGTTGGTATCGCCCCTTCTTTCTCTGTTATGGAGAGACTATCAATTATAACGTCTGCGCTGATGCCAAAATCCTCGTCGCTAAACTGAAATATATCCCCTTCTTTAATAGTATCATGTAGACTCTTTGTAGTACCAGTGGTATCCTCCATGGCCTCGTCGTGTTGGCGGGCCATGTAAATTTCATCTATTTTCGGAGCATAGGTATGCTTGGTGTGGTCGTTTTCTATAAGCCAGGCAATGGCGTAGCGCAGTAGCTTTTCGGAAGCAGCCTCGACATACTGTACAGGCAGTTCGATTCCCGACAATACGAAATGGTCGCCAGCGTTAATCTGAAAGTCCTTGTACGGAAAATACAGGCCAATATCCTCAACGCGCTGCAATGTCAAAACCCACTGCCCGCTTTCTTTTGTACTGCCACTCACCTTGAATTTACGTCCTGCACACATTCCGTCAACCATTGTAACAGAAAAGTCACTTTGTTTCAGAGCGTTAATGTCAAAGTTTAATTCTTTTTTTAGAGTGAGTTTAAACCCAGGAACTGTTGCGCCTTCTTTGAATACACCATTATCTTCGATGTTTGAACCAACTGCAATTTCGTCAATACGCACACCGTCTACTTCCATTTCCTTGATAGTGGGATATATCTCAACGGTCTTTTCCTTTACATCTTCGGTGTCAAAAAACACGCTACCGGGACGCACACCGATAACGTCTGCCGCAGGCGACTCTATCCACGGACGGTCTGCACGCTTAGAAAAGCGCAATTTTGCACCTGTTGGGTTTAATTCTTTATGCTTCTCGGGGTGGTTATTCCACCAGTCTTGTAAGGATATAGAAGGAAAACCAGGTAGCATTAGGTTAAAGCACGCCATATTGTTTGGCAGATGCGCGCCAGCTGCATAATCCCTCCTATTAGAAGGAAAGGCTTCTTTGTTGACACCGCTGACGAAATGCACCCTACCTGCTTCTTGTATCGCAGCAAAGCACGCTTTAGCTTCTTCTATTGTAATATCATATCCTTTTCCGCCTAATATCTGTAAACTAATGTGATTATGGTAATAAGGCTCTACGCCAACATTGACCTTGGCTTCAACAACCATTCCACCATCATGGATATTCACAGAGTATGTATCATATCCTGGACCACCGCCAATTCGATACGTAAAATATACGGAAGCACGCTCGACGGGTATGTCGTCGATATAAAATTCTATATTGCAAATTTCACCATAAACTTCGTTTTGTATTACGCGAGAAGGCTTAGACCAAACCTCCATATTTAGTGTTGCATAGTATCTGTCAGGAATATTTTTGTCAGAACCGTATGCTCTCATACGTGTAACTATTTGTTGGTCTGCCTCTGCATCTTGATTTACTTCGTACAAGCCGTTGCCTTTTCCGTATTTGAAAACATTACGTGTTGGCAGTCCTGACGTACCAACAAACACTTCTCTGTTGCGCGTTATGAAGTTTACATCGAACTGGGAGTTTACCAACGCAAGGCCTTCCCACACCGTCTGCTTGTCGATACTAATGGATGTTGATGTTATTTTGGTATCAGAGACTCCCGTGTTGTCGGGATTTGACGTATCACCTCCATATATCTCCTCCCATCTTGCTGCGTTGCATCCTCTCGCATTGCTTCTGTTCCAGTTGCGCGAATAGAATAGCCATTTGTTTCCGCCAACTTGTTCATTCATACACGCCTGCAAACGGTCGAGTAAGTCATCCAACGACTCCACGTAGAATTGGAAGACGGGCAGGGCGGTATAATGTAGCTCGTTATCGTTTAAGACTACATCTAAAAATTCTGCTCTTGCCAGTTCGTCAGATAAAGAATTGAATTTTACATCTTGGTACTTGAACGAATTGCCGAGTGCATTTTTACGGCCCTGTTTCGCCTTGCCTGGGTCGTAGTTTAATTCAAAACGTTCATTTCGATATATTAGATAATCACCAATTTCAAAGTCTATTGGAGCCTCATTCTCTATAGATACAGATACCGAGCATTCGCCCATCCACTCGCCGTCGTATTTCAGCGAATGAACGGAAATTTCCTTGCCGTTGGTGTCACGCAGCGGCGTGCCGTCCTTATGATAAAGTTTCCATTCCATATCTCTATTTGATTAATGTTACTTCCGTTACGGGGTCTTCAACTCTCAACACTGTAGAGAACGTTACCACATCTCCCTCGTCGTCGCGGTGCAGGTCTGCGTCGTCGGATACCTTCTTGAGGCGGATGTGTCTTCTTCCTACCTTAGTCCAGTCGCAGTACATCTTCATCTTCATACCGCTTCCGTCGCGTCCGCTGAGGTAGTTCAGAAATTTTCTTATTACTGCGTTAGCTGAAAACTTGTCACCCTTGCAGCACCATTTTACGGTCCTGTCGTATGCTGCGAATTTAAGGCTGTCACCGAGGTATGCGTCTTCTCCGTTTTCATCCTTCCAATCCCTTACCACTGGCTCCTTGACCTCCATGCCGATGTCGAACGGTATAGAGGCGCACCACACATCAAAGTCAGCTACGGTTTCTTTTACCACCGCTCCAGTCTGCTCTTTTTGTATAAAGACATTGTAGTGTTGCATAAATATACATAATTTTCTCCAAAAATAATAAAAAGCGGATAATTATACAAATTAATATATAACTATCCGCGATTTTAACAATAAATATACACTTTGTCAGCTAATATAGAGCTTTTTTCTGCCACTTGTAGACACCGCGTTCATCCAATCCATCATCCGATCGAGCTTCTCGTTACGAGCTTCCGCGAGCATGACAATCTGCGTGAGCTGCCCGAGCTGCGCTTTCTGTATCTGACCCATTTCGGGAAGACGCATCTTCAATAGTTCTCCGATGTCCTTGACCTGCGCACGATTAACACTCACGTCAAGACGGATGGCATTGACGTAACTTGCGAGAATATCCGCAGTTTCCTCAGTGATATTCTTGATGCCGTTGGTCACACTTCCATCGCCATTTTCCGACAAGTCGAGTCCCATGTTCTTCAAGCGTTCGAGGATTGCCGTGATGTTCTCGGCTGCATTGTTGGTGCCATTATACAGGTCATCCGCAACCTTAACGACATCTTCTGGTTCAAGCTTTCCTTTCTTCTTGATTATTTCAGTCAGATTGTCAAGCGGTCCTTGCAGCGCAGCCTCCATTACCTTCTGAGAGACGATGTTTTTGGTAAGGTCTTTTACCATTTCTTTTGCCTTCTTCTTGTAGGCATCAATAGCGTCCTCACCTTTTGACCATGCGCTTACAACTGCGTCGGTTAATTGGCTTGCCCACGCCTTCATGTCTACGCCATAGATGTCCTTGAGAAAGTCCTTTGCAAAATTGTTAATTGTCGTTTCCATCTCCTTGATTTGCTGCTTGTAGTCGGCAATCTTATCCTTGTCCTTCTTCTTCTTGCCCTCCTCAGCGTTTAACTGCCTCTGCATTTCATCCTTCTGTGCCATGAGGGAAGCCTGCTCAGCGAGGTAAGCGTTGCCTGGGTCGGATAGGGATTTTTTAGCAGTAGTGTACGTATCAGAGGAATATTGGCTCTTTTTACTCTCTCCTCTTGCTGCTTTTTCGTAAGAATTAGTAACGTTGCCCAATCTTTTACGTGTATCCGCATCCATTTTGTAGGAATAGACACCGCCAAGGGTATTTTCAATCGCCGTCTTTACATCGTTGCGCAAGCGCTCAAGTTCCGTTATATTTCGCTCTGCGAGTTTGATTTGGCGTTCTAACTTTGCATCGTGCGCCGCAGCAAATGCCTTAAATGGAGAGGTGAAGATGCCAACAAATCCTTGAAGAACACCGCCGACATTGCCAGACATAGCACTTGTGACCATATTTGAAATGGAACTTGAAACACCGCCGAGAGAATTAAAGAATGCCGTTGCATCTTGCCATCCGTCGTTTTCTGTATCAACGCCAAGAGCACTCGCTGTGTCCTTAATATCATTGAACGTGGCGACAATGCTTTGGATGTTTTCATTGATTTTACTTGCTGCGGCACTGACATTCGCCATAGATTCCTTGAACTCATTGGCGGCCTTAGCCTCTTTTTGACCCTGCTTGAGTTTCGCGTCACCTTTTTTTTCCTTTTCATTCCCCTCAAGCATTTTAGCAACGATTTCATCGACAGCATCAAAATCCAAGTTTGAGAACGCTTCTATTAGCTCCGTGTTAGCCTCCTGCTGCATTCTCTCGCCCTCCTGCTTCAATGCCGCTCCAGCTGTAATTTTCTCGTTGGCGTTCTTTACTCTCTGTTCGGCGACACCACTAAGACCAGAATTAAAGAAGTTTTTCTTGCCACTTGAGAGTTTGTTCAACTGCTCGTCAAGCTGCTGTATCTGCTTGCCGTACTCGCGAGCGTCAATGGTTCCGTCAGCAAGTGCCTGGTTAATGTTCTCGCGTATCTGCGAAGCGATTTCGGATGCCCTGTCCATGCCGAGCTGCGACACCGCTCCGAAGAACGTGATATAGTCACTACTCTTGTTGAAGGCTTCCGTCTTAGCAGAGTTCACTTCCTTGTCCCGTTGGCGCGTGTAACGAGAAGCAAGACCATAGTTTCCCGCTTCTTCCGCTTGTGCAATAGGCGTTTCATACTTGGCGTAGATGGCGGCTATCTTCTCCTGCGTGCTTGCTGTCTGTGCGATGATGTCCGCAGCCTGCTGCAAGCTCTTGACATAATTGTCCTTTACCAAGGTCGTTATCTTCTGCCAAGCCTCAAGAGCGAGAGGCGTGTCCTTATACAGAACCTTCGCGTCGGCTTCGGTCATTCCGAGGTTGACATCGTGACCGAAGTTCTTCTTGAAGTCCTCCGCCATCTTTCTTGTCTGCTTGTTCCACACTGCGCCGTCTTGAAAGGCGAGCTTGGCGAAGTCCAGACTGCCGGTCTTCTCGTATAGTTCTTTCTGCAAGTTCGCCTGCTTCACGCCTTTCTCCAGTGCCTCCTTGAAGTTTGAAGATACGCGCTCCCATTCCACCTTGTCGATTTCAGAGTACTGCCACTCTGCCTTTTCGCGGTTGACTTGCGTATGAAACTTCTTGCGGTCGGTGGTATTCCAGAAGCCGCGGCCAGGCATCATTGCCTCAAGACTCTCCATATACTTGGAAAGGTCTATCTTCTTCCAGTCGAGGTTGGGGAATAGGCTCTTAACCTTTCCTATAGCCTCGCTCTGCGTGTTTCCTATGCCAATGTATTTCTGGTACCACTGGCGAGCGGCCTTGAAATCTTCAAACTGCTGGCGAAGCGACTCAAGAGCGGAGTCTTTCTTCGGGCCTTCGTTCTTGTTCTTATCTTTCTTTGCGTCGAACAGATTTAATTCCTTTGCGGTCTGTTCTGCCAGTTGCCACTCCTTTTTTAATTCATCCTGCCGTTTTGATTTTGCTTTTTTTGCAGCTTCGTATTCCTTCTTTTTCGCAGCTATATCAGCGTTAGCGGCTTCTCTTGCTTTAGTCCACGACCCCTCCTTTCCCCAAGATTGCGCAAATTTCTGCTTCTTCGCTTGTATTTCTGGGTCGCCAACGCCAAGTGGTATTTTTGGAAGATTGCCAAGAAGCTCATTTTGAACATCATTAAACTTACTATCTTTAAAAACAAGATTTATAACAGCCTCGAAGTTGGACGCATCAAGCAGTGCCTGTAAAGCCTTTTCAAATTCCGGGTATTGCCCTGTAAGCCCTCTTTTTGCATCTTGCATCAACTCTTCAACTTTCGCCTTTTCGGCTTCGTTGAGAGTTTGCCCCGAGCGTATTTTTGTTGCAATAGTCGGAGCAACACTGTCAAACAAATCGCTAAGTTTGTTTTTAGCCTCTTCCTGTAACCATGAGTCTTTATCTCCAATGCCAAATGCTTGTAAGACCGATGCTCTTATCATGTTGGCTCTACTCTCGGGTATTTCCATGGAAGCAAAAATGTTGCTCATGGCTTGCATCGCAGCAAGGCGCATAGTTTCGTCTTTAGAAATATCTCCGAATTGTTTAAGTATAACCTTTTTTATCGGATTTACCATGTCGCCCTTCTGATAAGGCTGTAAACCTTTCCATGCCGCGCTTCTCGCAGATGCAAAGTCCATGCCCTTGTCACTCATATTTTGGGCGGTTGTCTTTTCCAGTCTTTCATAGTTTCTGTTTGACCGTGTTATCGCCCCGCTAAAGTCCGAATAATTATCGCGATTTCCCATTTTGGACTTAGCAATCATCTCTGCATCACGCAACCTCTTTAATTCCTCATCAAGATATTTCAGACGCTCCTCATGGCTTTGCTTCTCGTCAGCCTTCATTACAAGATTGTTGTAATTGTAAGGCTCAAGTTGTTTTAGCTTTTCTTTGTATGCGTCAATTAGGTTATCAACCTCCTTTATATCCCCTCCGGATAATACCTTTGCGGTGTCATTTTCGCGCAAAAAGTCGTTTAGCTGTTTTATGCGGTCTTCAATTTCGTTCGCTGTTTGATTAATCCTGTTCGTTAAATCAGCACTCTTTGTGTACATATAAGATATACCCATCGTAACGCCAGTAATAATCAGGCCAGGCAATCCGCCGACGGCAGCGAGCAATGTCGCTCCCATAGTCCTTGCGCCAGCTGTGAGTATTGCGAATGCAGACATTCCTTTAAGTGCGAACGTTCTCCAAAAACCACCTGTAGTGGCGAATTGTATTTTTAGATTTGTAAAGTAAGCGTTCGTTCTTAATTGCAATCCAATAAAAGCGGCTTTCGCTTTATTCCACCATCCACCATTCTGTCTCGCCTCTACGAGCTTGCGGCGCGAACCAAAGGTTCCAGTACCCGCAAAATCTGTCATGCCGTCTTTGTATATAGATCTGCTTATCTGCCCATTTATATACATTCTTTCGAGGTCGACCTTTTTAATCGCTTTCGCTAAAGAAAGTGCTTTTATATCCTCTGATGTGATAAGCTTCTTTGTAGCAAGCAGACGGAGTTCTTGTGCTGTTGTTTTCTCTCCGAGTAACACCTTCTTTTGGATATCAGAAGCCATACTTGCTTTGCCAGACAATAACGCAGCACCGATGCCACCGCCAAGCGAGGTTTGCAGTCTTTTCAATGCAAAACCGCTAAATGCCGCGACAACAACAGGTGCCATCGTGTGCAACGCCTGTACAAGATTTGTAACAAGGTCGAGTATATGCTTTAGATTGCTTCCAACGATGTTGCTATCGCTTGCAAACTCTGAAAGCATAATTTCCCACGCATCTTTGAGTTTATTGAATCTACCAAGAAGCGTTTCTGAAAGCACAAGCTGCATGTTGTAGAACTGACCTCCCGCATCGGTCATTTCCCAAAAGACGTTCTTTACGTCCTCGAAATCAACGCCGCGTCCCGATATGCGGGTTTTTACTTCGCTTGTAGACACCTTGCGGCCTTCACGCTTTGAATAGTATTCGGAAAGTTTCTGTAACAACGGAATACCTGCGTAGGAAATCTGGCGTAGCTCCTTGCCATCAAGCCAACCGCGAGAGCGTACCTGTCCGAACGCCAAAGCTATTCGCTCGAAGCTGACTCCAAGGCCCGATGCCATATCTGCGAGTCGCTTTGTGGTGTCATACAACTGGTCGTACTCTACTCCGTAAGCCGCCAACTGTTTTACATCTCGGTTTAATTCAGAGAAAGTAAACGGCGACTGTAATGCAAGCTGTTTAACTTGTGAGAACATGGTGTTGGCGTTCTGTACATCACCCAAGATACTCTGTAATGCGATATGTTGCTTTTCAAGCTCGCCACCAGTCTTTATCACACTCATGGCAAACTGCTGCATACCATAAACAAGTCCTCCCTGCATAACCAGGGACTTCAAATCCTGCATTGTAGAGTTAAGACCACCGGCGGAGTTTTTCGCCTGCTCAAAAGCGCGAACAAGGTCGCTACGCACCTTTGCCGCCGAATTTGCAATCTCCTGCTGGTGCTTTCGCTCTAAATCAATACTCTTTTCTTTCTCGCGGTTTGTCTTTTCTTGCGCCGCATTAATCGCTCTTTGGTCTTGCAGCGCTCGCCCTGCCTGCGTTGTGTCGTGACCTGCACCGATACTTCCTATACGGCCAACAACATTCTGACCTTCTACAAGCCAAGTGCGCATCTGTCTAAGATAGCGCATAATGTCGATAAGACGATGTATCTCAGCCTCCGCTTTGCTCACATCGGCTCCTAACGATATACCACGGCTAAACTCACGTCTGAGCGCCCTTACCTTATTGCCAAGGGAGTCGTATCGTCGCTCTGTGTTCCTCAACTCATTCTGCCTCTGCTTCTCTGCCGCAGCTCTCTCGCGCTCCGCCTTGGCTGCATCTTTCGCAGCCTGAGCAGAGTCCTTTTCGAGCTTGGAATAATAATCAGACATTCTTCTCTGAATATCATCCTGTCTCTGCTTCTGTGGTGTCTGACCTATCAAATCCTTAACGTTTACCTGACTCACACGGAGAGTGTCGTAAACGTTCTGAAGGTTGGTAATCGAACGCATCAGCTTCTCTGCTTCAGTGTTGGCCTCCTTCAAGCCCTGCTGACCGAAGGAAATACCCTCCTTCGTACCGGTTCCAATTGCGTGCTGATACAGGGTAATATTCTCTCTGACCCTCCCGAGTCTTTCAAGCAATGTATCTATCTCTGCCTTGATATTTTTAAGACCATTGTCGTTCTTGAAGAACGGAGATATGCCGGCCTTCTCGGCAACCTTACGCTTCTCTTCAACGAGCGTCATGTAACGCTTGGTGTAGTCCGACAAAGCTTTCAATTCGGCTTCTTTATCTTTGGCACTTAACTTTGAAGCTACGGCAAACTCTCTCTCCTGCGCCACCGCCTTTGCCTTTTCGCGACCATAAGCCTGCATTGCCGTCGAAGCCTTGTTGAGTTCGACAGAAATATCGCTAAAGAGTTGCTTCATCTTGTCGACATTCGCCAGTTCTCCGTTCTTGTTTGACATTGCCGCTTCCATTCGTGCCACAACGCCGCCAAGTCCAGAAATGCGCTCTCCGAACATTGAAGTATTATATCCCTTTTGCGTGCCTTCGTTCATAAGGTCGCGTAGCTTGGCGAGTTTTTCACGCACAGCGTCAATGCGCGCATCCAGTTTAGAGAAATTACCGTCGAGGTCGGACAAAGGGTTCGGCTTCTGTAATTTGCCGATAATTGCATCCACATCCTTGAGCGTCATTGCCAAGGTCTTTCTATACGCACCGAGTATATGGGCGTCATCCGCACCTGTTAAATACTTATCGTTTTGAAGCGCCAGCAGCTTGTTCCGAAAATTCTCAACGAGCTTTGCGGCTTCCTTTATATTCTTTGTGTCAACGTTCGGGTTTGCCGCCTTGACCTCTGAAATATGTTTCTGAGCGATGTCTATTCTCTGCAACAGGGAGAGGTATTCAAGAGCCTTTTTTATGCGTGGGGTAGGGTCGGGATAGTTCGCGGGATTAAAGTCTTTTTCTTCTCTCGCCATTGCCGCTGCTCTCGCTTTGTTCATTTTCTCAATCGCGGCATTTGCTTCGTTCAGGATGTCGACGTATTTACGCCCGCTGTCGTCCTTAACGCCAAGAAGCGTACTCGCCTTACCTTTGAAAGCATCAAGAACCTCATTCAGTATTTTCGTATATGCTATTTGCGTTTGTGTCGCTGCGGCGTCCTTTTCTCTTGCAGCTGTAACATCGTTGAGCATTTTGTCAAGCCCCTTGTCCTCAACAAATGGCTGCATCTTTGGCGCAGCCGCAGCCTTGTTTTCTGTTGCATTCTTCTCCTTCTGCGCAGCAGTGGTAGCCTTTAGCTGCTCCTCCTGCTTCTTGAGGGCATTGGTCTGCTCATTTGTCGCATCGGTGGTTTTCCTGCTCTGCCCCTCCTCTCTCCTTAGAGATTCAACGACACTTTTTTCGCTCGCCAAGAACTTTTCATAGGAACTGCTTATCTTGCCTATTTGTTCATCCAGGCCGTTAGCCCAAGCATAAGCCTTACTGAAATCCCCGCTTTTCAGATAACCCAACCCCGCATTTTTAATTTCTGCAAGCTGCTCTCTTATATTGTTAAATTCGGCTTTTGCTTTTGGAGACGATCTCGGAACACTGTCCCATAAACGAAATGTTTCATTCGTTATTTTGTTGATGCCATTTATTGCACTTCTGACAGCTTCAATTTTAGCGTAGATACCTTCGCCCATCCCTGACATACCGCCAAAAGAGATTTTCCCCATCGACGAACGAATCTCTTTTAATATGTCTGCATAACTCTGGAGATTAGCCTTTCCGAAATCTCCAGTCAAAGCACCGAAACCTCCCCTGATATTTCGTATAGCATCAAATATTGCCTGCAACTCTTTCGCCTCCTTGGTCGAGCTGCCTATGGCCTTTTTCAACTTGTCCAAGAAGGCTACGCCCTTACCCGACGCATCTGTCTCTGCCAGCTTTCTAAGCTGTTCTTGCGCCCTCTTCGTCTTGGCATCGACAACTTCCATATTGTCGGCCATCTTTTTCAGCTCCTTAGATACCGCGTCTTTGAGTCCAAGGCTCATCCACAAATTTCCAACGTTTCCGTCTGCCATATCCTGAAATATTTATCGTTTAGATTTTGTTGTTTAAATAATCGGAGAGGCTAATCTTCTTGCCAACAAGACTGCCCTCCTTCTCCTTCTTCTTTACCCAGTTATCCCAAAGGTCGTCCATCTCCTTTGCGGTGTGCTTGACACTACCGTCGGGGTTGCGCTTCTTGTACACAATAATGGGCTGGTCTGCAACCATGAGGTCTATCTGTACCGAAGTGTAGCCCCACCAGTAGTCGTATGCCTTGATGCCGTAGCGCGTGGCAAAGAGGAACGGGAACTTTTCGGCTAACGAGAAGGCTGCTCCCCAGCTTGTCCTGCTCGGGTAGCTTTCACTTCTTTCTTCGTCATCGTCATCGCCAGATCCGTCATCCCTGTCGCTAATATGGTAGTCAGCGAGCACACTACCAATGGTACTTTTTTTTTAGCTGCGTCAACGACCCTCAGAAACTCGATTGCATCCAAGTCCTTGATGTAGTACAGCCAACGCCAGTAAGCCCAGTAGAAGAAGCGCAGCTTCCAAAAATTATTAAGAAGAACGATGGCACACAACTTTACGCCGCGCTTCCACTCATCTTCCTCATTCGCTGTGACGTGCGAAAACTTTCTTATCACACCTCGTTTAAGCCAACCGATTTTGCGCTTTTTACCCATGAACACTACCGCTTCGGGTTCCGCCTCCAATACGCTGTCAAGAGCTTTCTGCAACTCGTCGCTGGGTTGTTCTATCTTCTTTTCTTCCATACCGTTTTTCTTGATGTTAAGTCTTGTAAAAACAAAAGCGGAAAACCGCGACCCTTGATAAGTCCGCCGCTTTCCGCTTCATATTCGATTGCGTTACGCCGCTTTTTGCTTTAAGCAGCTGCTGCCTTTGTAAGCCAAGCGATGCTCTTCTTGCCAGCACCCTCGATAGAACCCGAGAACTTGAACGCAACAGGCTTTGTGCCTGTTTCATCCCACTGCAAGGTAGCGTAGAGGGCGATGTTGGTGATGACCATGACGTTTGTCTTGGTATCGTCAACGATTGCGATTGTGCCCTGAATTTTGAACTTCTTAAGCTCAAGAGCAACGCCGGTAAAGCCTGTTGTCGCGTCGAGCTCGGTGTCGCCGGTCTTCAAAGTGACCTTTGTAAGTTCGCTCACCGCATCGTTGCCAAACATCGCAGCGAGCAGATCCTTTGCCTTTGACGGAACAACGAACTCAACGTTGAAGTCGCCAAGCTCGGAGGTTGTCGCCCAGTCGCCTGCAAGACCGATAACCTTGTAGTGGTTGATGGTCGGGTCTTCCATTGTCGCCTTCAGTGAGTCAACCTCAACAGGCAGTTCGAGGTCTGCTGTAATGTCGATAGTAGCCTTGCTGAGGTCTGTGATTGCCTTAGCGTACAAAAGTGTCTTAGGGCCTACAAAGAGGTCCTTCAACTCTTCGATTTTCTTCATTGCCATAATTCAAAACTTTTTTAGTTAAACCTTAATTTTTGCGTTTATTTGGTTCTTAACGAGCCCTGTATTATCGTTACCGAAAAACCGTCGCCGTCGTCCGTTTGCAGAGTGACACGCGGCTTGGTCACGATGATGTTGTCTGTTGAAATTGGAAACTTTGTCATTACCGCACTGACCTTCTCGGATACCGCAGACACGTTCAACGTATTGGGGTTCCTGGCGGATGTCTTGTCACGGACATATACCTCTATCTGCGCGGTAGTCGTATAGTCGTTGAAACTGCCGTCGTCGTTCATCTCGTTGTTGTAGATGCTCGACGGGAAAGACACAACGATATAGCTGTCGGGCCTGTCGCAGACAGACTTCGGGCGGTTTCTTGGATAAACCTTGTCGCAAATGCCTTTTACGGCATTGCCAACATCGTAGTATAGTGTCTTTATGCTTATCATATAGTTACATTTTACGAAAGTATCTCACCATGTATTCCCTTAAAGATGTTATAACATCGTGACCTCTCTTTGTTTCTACAAATTGCGCATAATCGACAGCTGCTACAACCTTCATCTGCCAGGTCATGTGAGAATTGCTTTTGCTATGTTCCGCATACAAAAGTGCATCTTCTGCGGCTGCCAGACCACTCTCTCCACCTTCGCCATACTGACCCCGATACGCCCTACGTCCCGAATCTTTGTATGAGAAAGAACTTCTGTAGTATCTATCGAGATTGTAACGCTCTCCCGCTGCAAGAGTTAGACGGGTCGGCTCTGGGCCAGGCGTGTAATGTATTGATTGTAATGAACCTTTGTAGTATGTACCAATAGCGGTTGAGCGATAGAGATTTCCAGTCACATCGTCATAATCACGCAATTTGTCAGCTGCTTTTATAGCTTTTTCTGCCGCCGAATCCATTTTTTGTTGCATCTTCTGTACGGCAATCTGACGTATCTTTTTCTGTATATTCAGAAACTGTCCTTCTAAACCCGCCATACACTAAACCCTTGTAAAGTCCCAATAAACAACAGTTCTATTATTGTCAGGCTCGCAGTCCTTCACCGTTCCGACCTCGGCGTTGTTGCCGACCGTTGCGTAAATCATGTCGCCATCAAGAGGACATCTACCGGCATCCCATTCGTCATATCTGACAGGAATTGATACCTTCCTCTTGTTCTCGTCGACATTCTTACCGCCCTCGGTAGTCGTATCGGTATAGCTGCGGCCCTCGCCTTCGTAGATAACAATCTCTGTGTCATCGCCGACCTTTGCGTCATCATCAGCAAACGGATCGTTTTCGTCCGCCTTGCCGACAAGCACCCTAACGATTTTTATCGTGTGAGGGTATCTCGGGTTTCTGATATTTGCCTTTCTCATACATCCTTATTTTATAATGTGAGGAAGTGGGCATCCGAACGCCGAAATGTCGGCACGTTTCACGCCATGAGAGGTTATTCTAAACGACGATTTCTTCTTTAACATCGAACTTGGCTCAAGCTCCGCATAGATTGCGTTGGCTTCCGCCTTGAGTTCCGCACGGTCACGCTCGGATATTTCAAAACCACCTTCCGTATGGCTCCATCCGTTATCAGAGTCGGAAGTGTTGTTCATCTTGCTCGGGCCGAGAACAAGCCATTTTAGAATATCGGCATAGGCAAGGCGTACGTCATCACGGTTAGCGTCAGCATACGCCATGCTCCCGTCCAACGCCCTTTCAATGAGGATTGTATGCACTGTGTCGTCGGGTATATTGAAACGCACCTTGCTGAACAGAGCATCCTCCAATGTATATATATTATTGCCTTTCTTCATGCGTTAATTCGATTCGAGTTAAATCAGAGATTGTTTACGCTATCCGTCCAAATGCAGCCGATTGCAGCTACAGGAGGACGGATAGCTTTTGTGTTTAGGCAGCTACGCCTTCGCCCTTCTTGGTGATGTCGATAATCCAACGGTACGGGAAGTCGAGCATCGCCGGTACTGCGGCAAACATGAGGTCGGTATGCCACTCCATGTAGTCGCCGTTGGCGATTGTAGAGTTGCAGAGCAGGCCGAGACCCTTGTTTGTCTGCGCGAACACCTTCTGAACGATATTGTTTCCGTACTTCTCGAACATCGGCTTGTCAGCAACCTGCTTGCGCTCGTACTCGAAAGCATTACCGGCAGGACGGAGAACAACGATGTTGTCATCCCAGCCCTTAACCTTGACAACCGAGCCGTCGAACTTGAGGTTGCGCTCCTCCTCGTCAATAATCTCGATGCGTGAGATACCCTGGATGTCGGCGAACGCCTTGAGGAACATCTCTGTGTTCACGCCGTAGTCCTCAACATAAGCAACGTAGTGGGCCTTGCACCAGTTGATGTACAGCTCCTTAGTCTGCTCGTTGCCAAGGAAGGTGTTGTGGAAGGTGTCGTAGGTCATCTGCCATACGAGGGCAAGGCGGTTCTGACCGAACTCCTTGCGCCACTCGCTCTCAATCTTGCGCATCTGTTCGAGGATGTTGCAGTCAACGTTAGCCCATTCGAGCTTGCCGCACTTTCTGAAATTCTCCTTTGGAATTGGCACCTTGTGAAGCGGAATCTGAATACCGCGGGCGATGCCTGTATAGTCAAGCTCGCCGGTTGTAGCCAGCTTTGCCACCATGTAGTTCATGGTCATGTCGAGAGAGTCCATCAACTCCTGGGTGTCATTGCGCCACTGCTTTACGAGGTCACTGTCGTTACCAAACTCCTCAAACTGCTTCTCGCGGTAGTTGCGCTCCTCTGCGGTTTCCTTGAAGCCGTCGGTAATGAAGTCGGGAATAGTGGCAGAATAAACTGCCAATGCGCCCTTGTCCTTCTGGAACGAACCTGCGAGCGGAGCACGGAGGTTGGCGAGCGTTGCAGCGTGTAAAGCGGATGCCTCCACTGAGAATGTAGCCACGCCCTTATGGTTGGTAGGCGTGAGGTCGGGCGCGATAGTACCCTGTGTGAGATACCAGCCGTAGTTTACATGGAAGATGTCCTTCTTGTCGATAAACTTCTGCAAGTATCTTGTATTCTCTGGGTCGCTGAAGAAACGCGCCTTTCGGGAATTATTAAAATCAAACTTTGGCATATCTTTTCGTTTTTGTGTTGTATGTTTTTCCGATTAGTTCTCTGCGTACCACCACTCTGCGTAGCGGCTCTTGTTCATCGCCTCTACAGCTGGCGGAATTGGGCTCATGCGTGACTTCCACATAACCACGTCAGTTCCGAGCAGACAGAAGTCGTTGAGGTAGCGCGGAGCATAGAACTTGTCACTGCCAGCCAATGCGTGGAACGGCATGTCAACGTCGCATGGAGCAAAGCAGTTCGGGTTAGTAACCATAGCGGAAACAGTTGCGCCTACCTTTTCCGCCTCCACGAGAACCGTACCGACGGTAAGGGAGCCGAGAGTTTCTGCGAGTGTAACCTTCCAAACATCCTTGCCGTCCTGCACGTCATTTTCAACCGCAGTAACGAGCACACCCTTACCCTTTGTCTTGAAGTCCTTCGGGCCAACCATGAGATTGTCACCCACAAACGGAATGTGGTGATAGCCGTCGCGTGTGATGTAGATGGCTGTATCCGTAGCAGTAGTGGTAGCCTTAGCCACCTCATAGCTCTTGAGCACCTTGATTGTGCCGCCGCTGTTGTCCGCAAAACCGAGGCTGTGCTCGATGAGGTCGCCGGCATAAATCTTGGCTGGGCCAGGGAACGGGTTTTTCAGGACACCGCCAATCGGAGGGCGACGGAACGCTTCCTTAACGGCGCCAGGCAGGTCAACAAACACATGACGCTGACCGCCGATAGTCATTTCTGACTGCAAGATTACAGCGCCAGTAGCATTGACTGCACCCTGCGCCATCATCTGTCCGTAGTAATCCTTGTTGTTATCCATAACTTTTTACCTTAAAAATTAAAATGTTTACTTTTCTTTCGGTTCGATGATGTCATCCCACTCGTCGTCACGGATTGTCTTGCCGCCGCCAGAAGAAGAGCCGCTGCCCTTGTGCGGTATAGCAGTGTTGCCTGTAGCACGCTTGAAGTCGGTAGTGTAAATACCCTCTGCCTTTGAAACCAGGTCGATTACATCGGCATCATGGTCGGGAATTTCAAGTTTGGAGATTGCAGTGTCAAGAAAGAAATCGTTAAGTTCGAGCTTTGCCTTGTCAAACTTATCCTTCAAGCCCTTTCTGACCGCTTCGATTGTAGCGGCTCTTGATGCCTTCTTGTCGCGCTCCTCATTTGCCTTTTCGAGGGCTTCGAGCTTTGCGAGCAGCTTGTCGTACTTGTCGTCGGGCTTGTCCTCCTCGCTCTTCTTTCCATTGCGCTCCTCCTCTTCCTTCTTCTTGCGTTCGGCTTCCTCTCTGCTTTTCTTAATCTCGTCAGAGACATTCTTGTGCAGATTGCCGTCCATGCGCTTGAGTCGGTTTGCCACCTTGGTAACTGTCTTGGCGTTCGCAGCCTCGTCGTCACCAAATTCATCCAGTACGTCATTAAGTTCTTCGTTAATGGTTTTCTGGCTAAGTGCTTTGAACTTGGTGGTATCAACCTCCTTGTTCACCAATGAAAGCAGTTCTTCTACTGTCATATATAAAAGTTTTAGTGTTGGTTTCCGGTAGTTCTTCTACCATTAATGTATAAATATACGTTTTTCTTTCGCAAAAATATGAATAAATATACAATTAACCAAATATTTTCGATATATTTGCATAAATATTTTGTATATATATGCAGAAAAGTTGTTTTTCAGGGTTGAAATTGGATAACGGAGAGCCTATTTACACTCAAGAGTACATTCAATCACTAAGAGATAAAGACAAGAAGCATCCCGACAGGTTGAAGATTATCGCTCAACGTGGCGGACAGGAGCGTATGCTTGCCATTGATGCTGATATTAAGATAGTCGGAGGCTCGCGAGGAGGTAGTAAGAGTTTTAGTTCTCTCATGGAGGTGTTGAAAGACATCAAGAACCCTGAGTTCCATGCAACGATACTACGAAAGGAGAAAGACGACCTTCAGTCCCTAATTTCCGATTCCTATAAGCTCTTCTCGCAGTTCGGCACATACAACAAGTCCCAGAACGACATGACATGGAACTTTGCCAATGGTGGATGGTTGAAGTTTTCCTACTTTGAGGGCGCATTAAAAGATTTTGAAGAGCGTTTTCGTGGCCGTCAGTATGCGTATATATGTGTTGACGAGGGTACGCAGATACCCTATAAAAAATTCAAACTTCTCCTAAAGGTAAATCGTAACGCCGCGCAAATCCGTAATCGTTTTTGGATAACATGTAACCCCGACCCAGAATCATGGGTGCGCAAATACATCGATTGGTGGGTTGACGAAGATGGATACATCGACCCCGAGCGAGATGGCGTTATTCGGTATTGCTACATGGACGGAGATACGCCGGACACTATCTACTGGGGAGACACACGCGAAGAAGTGTATGAGCAATGCAAGGGCATCATTGATAGACTGTGGGAAAAGTTTAAGGATAGCTACGAGCCATTGGGGTACACAAAGTATGAGGTGTTTATTAAGTCTGTTACATTTATCCGTGCCGACTTGTCGGAAAACATCAAGCTCATCTCTACCGACGTTTCATATCTCGCCAACCTTGCGCAGCAGGACGAGGAACAGCGTATGCGCGACCTCGAAGCCAACTGGAACTGGAAGTCCGCAGGCGACGACATGATAAAGATATCAGACCTCGAAGAGATATTCGATAATGCCGTACAGGTGGGAGATGGGGTGCGGCGCGCATCCGCCGACATTGCCTTCACCGGCGGCGACAACTTTGTGATGTGGCTGTGGGAGGGATGGCACTGCAAAGACCTTGTAGTAATGCGCCTCGACTCTCAAACGCTCGTATCTGCGGTGAAGGCGAAGCTGCATGAATGGGGTGTGGAAGAATGTAACTTCACTTACGACTTGCAGGGTATAGGCCAGTATTTCAAAGGCTTCTTTGCCGATGCAGTGCCGTTCAACAACCAGGCAGCACCTGTCGCTATGACACACCAGGAAGAAAAGGGCATCAAGTTCCTGTACAAAGACCTTAAATCACAATGCGCCTTCCTGTTCTACAAGATGATAAAGGAAAAACAAATCTCGATAGAGTCTTCGCTGCTTGAGCGCAAGTATTCGGGAGACGGATTTGACAAGGTGCCGCTGCGTCAGATTTTACAGAAGGAGAGAAAGATGCTGCGCCGCGACGACAACAGCGACGACAGGGGCTTCAAACTGCTGCCTAAGAAGATGGCTAAACGCTATGTAGGACACTCGCCCGACTTCTTCGAGTCATGGCTGTACATAATGATTTTCAGCTTAACTAAAAAGAAACACAAAAAGATAAAAGGACTATGGATGCTTTGAACAATGTAAAGGACGTGCGGGAACTGCTCGTCCGAAAGCCGTTTTATGAAGTAACCCCGAAGGGTTATATGAAACACGGAATTATCGACCGTGAGTTTTCCGAGAACGAAGACCCTTGTATGCCCGCGGACGTACTGTATCGCAACATCAAGACGCAGCAGGACTTCTTGCGCGAGTTCTATCCGTCAGGACACAGGATTTGCGACCCACAGCAATATCCCGACATCTGGAAGAAGAACCCGGAAACGGGACTTTGGTGCGTGCAAAAAATTCAGCGCACTGCGTTTGCCTTTCAGCAGGTTATTTACACCAAGCACGTTCTTCATGTGACTGGCAACGATATTCAGTTCGAGCTTGCGGAGGGAACCGAAGAAGGTAGCGAAGAGAAACTACAAGAGCTGCTCACGAAATACAAGAAGGGCTGGCTCATGCACGATATGGAGATACGCTTCTTCGAGGCGGTATCTGCATACATGAAGGTTGCAGACTGTGCCATTGTAGGCTATTTCGACGGCGACGGCAAATTCGGAACGAGAACACTCTCGTTCGACCGTGGCGACACGCTGTTTCCGAGATACGACCCGCTTACCGGCGAACTGATTGCGTTTGCACGCAAGTATGTGGACTATGACGAGGAAGGAGAGGAGCGCATCGAGTGGGTTGAAGCATGGGACAAGGAAAAGTTCTACCGCTTCAAGAAAGACCTGTCGGGAGGCACTGCGAGAAATGCCATTAGAAAGGTCGCGTCTATCTTCGGTGCGTCCGAATATGCCTGCGTCGAAGAGAAACGACACGGCTTCCCGTTCATACCTGTAGCATACGCCCGCAACGAGGACGGCCCTTGCTGGTCTGCCGTACAGCGCAACATCGAGGATTATGAGGAGGCGTTCTCGTATCTCTGCGAGAACAACAAGGCGTATGCCTTTCCGATACTTACGCTTACCGGCGAGGGCGATGAGATAGAGATAAAGGGCGATACGAACGGCGCTGCTAAGACGATCATGATTACCGACACGAACGGCAAGGCGGAGTTCCTCAACGGCACGGACGCGTCAAACGCCTTCGCTACACAGCTCAACAAGTCTTATGACCTTATTTACGAGCTTTCGTTTACCGTAAAGCCGCCCGAACTCAAATCGGGAGACCTGCCGGGCGTTGCAATCAAGCTGCTGTATTCTCCAGCCCTCGAAGCTGCCATGAATGACGCACAGAGATTGCAGCCGTTCCTCGACCAGTTGGTGCGTATAACTAAGTTTGGCATCGGAACGGAGAACAACTGTATGGCCTCAATGGTTGCACTGCCGGTCAATGCGTGGATTGAGAGCTATATCCATCAGAACGACACTGAGCTTATCACTAACCTGGCCACTGCGGTTCAGAACAAATTCCTCTCGAAGCAGACTGCTTCTGAGCGCAATTCCAAGTTCTCGAAGAACGACGAGTTTACTCGTATCATGCGCGAGCAGAAAGAGGAAGACCAGCAGGACTTGCTCATCGACATCCAACGCCAGGAGGCACAGGTTGAGAACAACATCGAGCAGGAGGAAGCGCTTGCAAAAATTAACAATCAGCAGCCTGGCGAAGACATCAACACTGGTCGCGGCAAAAGAGGCAGACCGAAGAGGTCTGACAAGGCATGGGACGAGAACGGCAATTATCCTGGACGCAATAACTGGGATAAGAATCTAAAAAAGTAATTCATGGAGTCACAGGAATACGCACTTAATAGAACCAAAGCGCAGATAGCCTGCGAGTCGCGCGTACAGAAGCGACTGTTTAAAGTTGCCCGTGAGATAGTGTCGCTCGCTTCCAAATACAGGAGGGGAGCGACACTGACAAACGAGAATGGGTTTATTGCGGCCTCACAGCGCATTGCGTTAGGCGTTGCTGACGGAATAGAAAATGACATTGCGGTCTGTGCCAAGACCGCGTGCTCGATATTGAATATCGGCACGGAGAGCACGGAAGCCTTTCTTGTGTCAAAGGTGTTCGGCAAGACATCAATGGAGCGAACCACCAGTTATCTGAAAAACTTTGCGGAGGACATGGTGCGTATGTGCAAGGCTGGCGTATTGATGAAATACACCGACTCGCAGCTCATGTCCGCAATACGTACTGGATATAAAGACCCGTACACCACGTCCGTAATCACGAAGGCAAGAAAGGAGGATATAAACATCGCCACGCCTTCATACGGCAAGGGCGTATTTCATTCGGCGTATCAGAACATCGTCCGCAACGCGCGACAAATGGTAGCCGTCGCATGGGGTAGAGCTGAACAGCAGTACGGCAAGGAACATGGGGCGATAGGCTACTATATCTTTCGAGGAAGTTCGTATCCGTGCGCGCACTGCGATGATGAGACAACGTATCTGCACCACTTCGGAGACCCGTTCCCGCCACTGCACTACAGGTGCGTTTGCTATGTTAAATTTGTTTACAAAAAAGAGGAGGAGTAATTATGTCAGAATACACATTGTCTGCCTATATGTACAAGTTGAAAAAGCAGTACAACATGGCGGATATTTCATATCTTATATATGCCGACCTGCGTGCGGCAGGGTGGGGTAAAGGCGACGCTTGGAATGTAGCCTTCCAAGGCCAGGGCCTAAACTGGGCCAAAGCCGAACTGCTTCGCGAGATTGAGAAGCTCGAAGCACTCGACTCAGTTCAGGCGCGCATCGCGGATGTACAGGGCACAAACTCGCCAAGGAACGACGAGATAACCGCAGAGGAACTTGCAAAGGAAACTTCAAAGGAATCCATTCTGCGCAAGCTGGTAGCTGCTGAAAAGAAAGCCAAGAAAGGCTCTCCTGACTGGCTGAAGATTGTGTCGCTTGAGGCGGACTATAACAAAATCAAGCAGGATGAGATAGATGTGGAGAACAATACGGTTCACTACTATGTACCAATCAACTATCCCACTTCGTGCAAAAATTGCCTTCTTTATAAAAACAAGAAAGATAAATAAATACAGGAATAGCCTTGCAGCAAAGAGATTACTGCAAGGCTATTCCTGTTTCTACTTGTACTTCTTGCCGGCAACCTTTTCAAGCGTCGCCATGAACGTTTCTTCAATCAAACTGTCATTGAAGGTCGGCAGAAAAACCTCTTCTGGAAGTGCCTTTCTTTCTGCCGTCTCCATGATGATACGCAGGCCCATTTCGAGAGCATACTTATCTTCGATGATTTTAATGATACACTCTTCCATAACTATCTCTGTTTACTCTTCTTTCTTTGCAGGCAGGTCGTCCTTGATAAAGCTGTATTCCTGCGTCTCTTCCGCGCTCTTCATGTTGGATATGAGGAAGTGCTCCGCAAGGTCTGCTTCCGTGATGCCGTATGTCTCGTAGATAACTCCGCTTGGCGTGCGCTTCTTGTAGAACTTGCAGGAGTTCCACATCACTCTGCCAAACTTCTGCTGTGACGGTATCTCCTTTTCCTCAAGATTGTTATCCTCACAGAACTGTCTGAAGCTGTCATACAGCGTCTTAGCGTTTATCCAAACAGGTATCTCGCCCTTCGTTCCCTTGTCACAGCGTATCTCATACGCCTTTAGCCATGCCAGCACGGGCTGTGTGCCGAGATATGAAAGAATGAGCTGCTTGCGCGAACCTTCCGCAGACGGAAACTGAAACTTACGCTCTCTCAACATACGCTCGCCTTTAAGAACCCAGTTGAACACACCTGAAAGCTCCTCCTTGATAATCTCCGCCGCAAGACGCGGATTCTGCTTCTCCTTGGGGATTGTAACGTCGAAGCTGACATACTGCAAGCGTCTGATAAAGCCGAGCGTGACATCCTCGGGGAACGGAAGCTCGTTGAGATTGAAGATGAGGTATGGAAGGCTCTTTGACTCCAGTACGTTCTCGCCCAGCTTTCTGTACGGTACGGGCTCTCCGCTCACAAGCCTCTTGAACATACCAGTATTCTTGCGTCCGAACTTCTTCGGGTCGGAGTCGGAAGACCAGTTGAAGATGGCGTTACGGATAGGGTAGCGCCCTCTCATGCCCTCGTCACCGTCAGCGGTAAGTTCCGCATAGTCCATTTTTGATATGCGGTCTTTGCCGAACAGGGCGCACATAACCTCAAATATCACACTCTTTCCGTTTGCTCCGCTACCGATAAGCATAAGGCACAGCTCTATTTTGTCGGACATTTTACCTTCATACGGATTGTATGCGTCACCGCGCTGCACCAAGCCGAGACCCATGAACATCTGCAAGATGTCACGCGAGTCCTTGTCTGGCAGCACATCAAGCAGAAATCTCTCCCATTTCTTGCACTTCGCTTTCGGATCGAAGTTGTACGGATGATAGTAAGTCACATGATAATGCGGAGAGAACGGCATCGCCGTAGGAGCCACACGCGCAAGGCCGAAGTCAACGACACCGTTGGCGAACGCCACAACATCGAACTGCGGAACAAGCACGTTGTAGTTCTTGATTGTGTCGATGAACGACTCCTTTCTGATTGTGGAACGACCGAGCACGGGTGCTATGAACAAGTCCTCCATAAGCAACTGGTAAGCCTGCTCCACAACAATCGGCTCCACCACCTCGTATATTTTTCCGTTGAACGTATAGAACGCTCCTGCAAAATATTTTACAGGGCAGTCCTTGGCAAGTTCCCTGATACTCTTGCAAAAGCCCACCAGGAGCCTGTTCCAGCTCTCGCTGTTCACCTTGCCCCAGTCGGTTCTGTACATACCGAAGCCGTACTTCGCGTCTGCACTCAACGCCTTCAACTGCCCGTACAGCGAATCTATCGCCTCACCACTACTTCTTTTCATTCTTCCTTCTCCTTGTGTTTTTCTCTAATTGTGACATCACCTCGCGTCTTTCTGACCCTGCCGCCGTGCAGATAGACGAAAGCCTTTGCACCCTCTTCGCAATACACTTCCACCTCCGCATTGTCGTACATGTTGATAAACGCTCTCGCAAGGCCGTTTACAAATACAGTCGCCTCGCAGTCATGCCTTACATATATATCGCCGCAGCTCTTGCCAGAGTAGGTCAGTCCTGCGACGCACTCTCCGTTTAATATCACCGTCGGCTTGTCGTCCGCAATCACGTTCTCGTCCACGTACACGCCGTGGTCGTGAATGACATCTCCGAACTCCTTCCGTATCACTTCGCATGACGGAAAGTTGTGTTCTATGCAGAAGTCAATGCCTCTGACAAACTTCTCGACAAGCTCGTCTTTCGACGTGCCGTCGGCCCATTCGTCAGTCCATTGCTGGCACAGACCCAAGCCGACTGCCTGCGACTTCATCTTAGCCGAAAGCTTCTCTACTTTTCCACCCATAGCTGTTCGTTGTCATGCTTTGTGTTTCGTTCTATATACTCGCTCATGGCTTTCATCTTTGCTGTCTGATACTCCGCATCACCAACGACGGTAGTATCAACGAACATGCCGGTAAAGATAGCCTCTGCGTTCTTGCCTTCCGTTCCGTGAGTGCGCCAATCGCCTTTCTCGTCACGAACCATGCCGAGCGCGTCGATTGCTTCGAACATCGTCGTGCCGATGCCAAACTCCACCTTCCATCCGCCGCCGACCGTTTCGACGCAAATGTACGGAAGCGAGCCTCGTGTCAGATGCTTGCGGACATCCTCACGGATACCTTCCTTGTCGCGGAGTTCCTTCAACTCCTGCTTACTTAGACTGCGCGACTTCTTTGTAACCACAAAATTGCCGCAATATAACTTCTTTCCAAAATCCATATCTATACTTATTTAGTTAAACAATGTTTTTATCTTCTTTAAAGGCATTTCCTTCGCCCGTATTCGCATATCAGCGTTGCGTCGCACTTGTTATCGTCTACGTTCTTACACTTGCTTGTACGCCTAAAATCTTCGGTCGGGAACAGTCGTCTTGCGGCGTTGATGGATGTCGCCTTGTTGTCAGTGCTTTTCTTTCCGCAATAACTCTTGACAACCTTATCGTGACTTATCCAAATCTCCTTCTGCCAAGTCTTCGGAGGTACAAGATGATAGGGTATCTCAAGCGCAATCAACAGACCTTGCAGTACTCCGAACGTTTCTCCGAACGAGAATGTGGACTTTGCCGACGAACCGAAGATGGCGTGTATCTCCTCCATACAGCACACGCAATTTTCCTCGCACACCGTCTTGATGTTTTTCAGAAATATCGCAATGTCGTGATAGTCGCAATCCTGTAAGGAGCAATACTCGCGCGTGCCGTCAGGGTGCATTACTGCTATGAAACCCTTTGAGCCAGGGTCTATGCCGATGTATGTCTTGTTTGCCATGTTATTTTACTCCCGATGAATTAAAACCGTTGTCGCCACGCTTCTTGTCGTCATTTTCTTCTTTTTTGATGACACCACTCACAAGTTCCGTGCTTGGTATCTCCACAATGCGCATCTGTGCAATCTTTGTGCCGGCAGGGATAAAAATGTCTCCTGACGTAAAAGCACCTATACCCAAGGTTTTCACGATTGCTTTCACCTCGCCGGTATAGCCGCTATCTATCAAGCCAAGTTCAACATCGGCATCAATTCGCTTTTCTTTAATGATTTCGCCATTCCACATCTTTTTGGAGGGCATACCTTTTGCAGACATTCCGCTTCTTGGTTGTATAACTGCTGCAAGGTGTTTGGGCAGTTGTATTTTGAAGCCGAGCGGTATTGCGTAGCGATCCCAGTCGAGCACTTTTACGTCTTCCTTGGTGAACACATCATACGCTGCATCGGCATCGTGTGCCTTTTCAGGCATCCTGCCGCCACAAAGTTCTATTACTATCTTCTCTCTTTCCATTTTGTTTTTGTTTATTATTTCTTACCGTTCCACTTTACAAACTCCTCCCATGCCTCATCTTCGGTATCGTAGCCAATCTTCTGCTTCCACGAGTTCCCCTTGCGAGTCCAATGTCTTGCGTCGGGATGCAGGGTGGAGTAGGGTGCTTTGTTGCGGTATCTGTTTTTGCTCATATCCATTTTACGGTTGTTTCTCCGTTGTAACCTTTCTGCCATACAAACCATGCGTAGCTGACTGCACTACCGCCACCATTGCGCATTGCAGCGAACTTGCCGTTCTTTGCGCACAGCACTCTCTTTGAGAATTGCAGTACATACTTAGGCGGCGTGTTCTTATAGAGCCTCTCGTAGCGTTTCTGACCCTCCAGGAATGTTGTCTTGAGAAACATCACACACAAGCCTCCGTTAGGAAGCAAGCCAAGCGAGTGCAGCACGAACTCCGATGCGTACTTGTAGGGTGGGTTGGTCAGTATGCACTCGCAGCCGTCGGGCATCGTGTCTGCCTTGAAGAAGTCCTGCACACCGCCGTAGCCTCGGTCTATAAGGTCGGTGCTCACGACATCGTGCCCGAACTCAACAAGACGCTCTGACAAGCATCCAGTACCACAAGCGCACTCCCATATCTTCTTCGGCAGCTCGAAGTTGCGGACAAGTCTGTCAATCGCAACAGGGCTCGTAGCGTAGAAATCGTGCTCCTCACGCTCCTTGTCCGTGTGATTGCTCGCACCGATTGTTATGAAGGTGCTCTTGCCGTTTCCGCTCCAGTCCTTAGTCATTGCTCTGCTTTTTTCTGTCTTTCAATGCGTCTGTAAAACCCGAAATGAATGCGATACCAAGCGGATATACAATCACCTTGTAAATGATATTGGTTTCTGCATCGCTTGATACATACTTCATTTCAACGACTCTAAAATATCCGCAATCAACAAAACGTTGGCCGGGCAAGCCATCCTCATTGAATACTCCACTCCTTTTAAGTTCCTCTGTAAGTGCAAGAGGTGTAACGCCTATATCGTAGACTTCCGTCAGATGCTGAAACTCTATAGCCTCCTCGTCCCCAGTAATGTCTACAAAGAACTGCGCCATACGATGCAGTTTTTGGTTCGGGTCTTCGTTTCGTTCGTATATCGTTCGTACCATATAATTATTTTTAGATTTTAAGTTACAATTACCTTTGTCATTTACTACTGCTTCCACTCGCAGCTTGACGTGTTCAGGTGAACCATACCAGGCGTATCTCTCCTCGGCCGGAGCATTTTCTGCTGCCTCAATGGAGTTTTTGAGTGCTTCACACGCCTCTTTGTCCGAAAGCCCCATGTTTCTTGTAGCACTAAAGAATAGTTTGGCAAGTGCTTCTATTGCGCTTTCCTCGGGGTCTGAAACAATCTTCGCCATATCACTTCCTTGTTTTATCAAGTTCCATAATTGTAAGTATCGCATAGTTCGCAAGGTCAAGCAGGGAGTCTTTCATACTCTCGCCCTTCACCTTCGCCTCGTCAGACATCAGAGACTTCACGCGCTTTAGCTTCTCGGACAGGTGCCCGTAGGCGTATGTCATACCGCACTCCGCAAACAATTCCGAGAAGCTATTGTCGTAGTCGTGGTTCTTCGCTTTGAAGGTGTCGTACATGCCATTGGTAATGTCGCGGAACGCTACACACTTCTTTGGGATTAACCGCGTGGACTTACCCTCACGCTCATTACGCAACACGTCCTTTAGGGTTTTATTGTCAACTAATCCGTGTTGCATCACGTCGCTCAGGGATATGTAGAACGGTTTCTTCCAGATCGCATCGCTGCGAACCTTGATGTACTCGCCGCTCCATGAGCAATGCGGGTCTTTCTTGTCGACGGAGCTTATCAGTTTCGGACCGCCGCACACCTCGAAAAGCGGTACTTGGAGCGTTACATATTTTTTGTCTCCGCGCGGAGTTTTCAGCGTTGTCAGATACTGGATAAACTCACACATATCCGTGGCACCACGAAAGCTCGCTACTTGATACTTACGCTCGATTTTGTTGTTGGGCATCCTAAACTTCAAGCCCTCCTTAATGCCCTCTCTGTTAATCATTGTTGCTACTCCTTCCTTTGATTCAACCTTTTTTCTAATCAATGTCTCACCACGCTCCATAATATCTTTAGTTGAAAGGTAAAATACCTTATCTTTAATATTGTTACAAGCTACTTTTACGAAGCTTCCCAAAGAACGAGGTTCAGAGGATGTCTCAAAATACTCTCTCGGACTACCTGCAACCTTAAAAATAGGACGAATGGCGGTTACAATGGTTTTTTGAAATTCATCAAGAGTCTCTAAATCTGTTTTGTACATTGGTAATACAGGACAGTCTTCGCCATTTATTCGACGATCAAGGTCTCTTCTAACCTCCTCTTCGTACTCATCCTCTCTAAATGGAAGAACAAACTCTAATCCTATCTTAATGTCTTCTTTCTCAATCATTGTTACTCCTTTCTTTAAACGGCACCCATATCTCCTCCATCTCGCGCAGCGCAAGCTCGTAGGTATCTATATCGCCCTCCGTAGGGTTGTTATTGCTGTGATAAACAACAATGGCAAACACAAAGTAACGAAAGATTATTGCCGCATCGTAATATTGACGTGGATGACGCATAAAATTACAACAACCATACCGACCTCCGTCAGGCAGCGTGCCGTCACCAGATACCACAAGCACATTGAGAGGACGTGTCACCCATTGTATGTCTATAGGCTCTCCCGATTTTATACGCTCTTTCAACTCCTGCGCCTCGCAGTACCATGCGTGAAGAGCACCATCACCGGCATACTGCACCTTTGGTATAGGGCATTTCAGCAGACGCTGCAAATCATCCAATAACTCCTGTGTCATATCTCGTTCTTGTTTTTACCTTCTTGCTTCTTTGTAATGTCTGACATATAACGGTATATATTCCTCGCCATACCGTTACACCAGTCGTCAACAAACGGGTCGCTCTCGAATAGTGGCAGTTTCTTGAAGTCAGTCTTGAACCAATTAGTGAACTGCAACAACACATAGCGCATCACAGCTACATCATGGGCATTATCCATCGCTCCATCAAGATTTCGCAAAGCTCTTTCCGATAACTCGCGCAAATTGTGATACCCGTAGAGTATTCGTCTATTTTTATTTTTTTTCTTCATTTAAACCACTATTTTAAAATAACCTATAGCTTCTTTTATCGGCATACTAAACATGCTATCCTCTGTAATTCCCGACTTTATAATTCACATTCGTTATATAATTGATAAAGCGGATATGAGAGCATACATACAAGACCCAGTACCATAAATCCAGCTACCAATGACTTGGTGAATGCAGCCGTTACGGCAGAAATAGAAAACATTATCACTCCGAATACCATCAACAACATGAAACGCCTGCGCCATCTGCGACGATTAATCCTCGCCATCTTTTCCTCCTCCAACTCTTTTTCAAGTCTTTCCATGAGGTTTTCCATTCCGTTTCCCATACTTTTACAATTAATTTTACTACTTTTGCATCTAATAAAACCAGTCCGTAGAGACGGTCAATTCCGATTAACCGAAAATGAACGATTAATGTAGGTTCCAAATGCAGCCAAATCCCCGATAAACACGGGGTTTGTGTAGGTAGTGTATGATAAGGTTCTCAAGCCCTATCCTCACATGCCTCTGAAACGAAGGTACAAAATAAGTTCTACAATCATACACAAACTCCCGCAAATACGAGGTTTTTGGTGCATTTTTATCCTACATCGAGTGTATAATAAATATACATAGCTATTCGGCGACAAAGAGACGTTCCACTTCCCAGTTTCGACCGCCAGGAAGTTAATAAAACCAAATATACATAAATATACAAGTTTACAGTTTTTAACAAATAGGAACATAAGTTTACACTTAACCAAAAATCGGAAGAAAAAATTTTTAAAAGAGGTGACTATGCCGTCAAATAGTCAATTCTCAGGGGGGCGCACCCTGTTTTCTTTATATTATATGCAATAATATAACGTTAATAAGTGTTAATCATAAAAATTCCTGTTTTACCTTGCTTTATATTATAAAAAGTTGTAACCGCTTGAATATCAAGCACTTACGCCTGTATATTAATTCTTAAAACGCATGTTTATCCAAAACCCCAAAAATAGGGGATGTTTTAAACTTTGTTAATTTAACACTTTCGATTTGAAACCTGTAACTCATTGATAATCAGATATGATAATATTTGCAAACAATATTTGCCTGTTTTTAAAATAGAGATAATGCACTGAAAATCAGATAGTTATAAAACAGGCTTGATTTAAATCAACTAACAAATGTTAATAATTTAACACTTTTTTCTGTAATAATTACAAATTAACATTTTAGCTCTGTTTTACTTACAATTTATAACCACTTTTTGCCGTTTGGAATTATTACAAATGAAAACGGCTGAAATTGGCGTAAAATAGAGCAAATATATGTATTTTAGAACACTATTTAGCAAGTGTTAAAATACCTAACTACTTGTATTTCAGTTAGTTATGCGGTTAAAATTGCCTTAAAATAGGGGGTTGTAACTTTCGATTTTTTCCGTTATCTTTGCACCTGTACAGGAGCAAGCCTTACAAGTTACCCACAGGCGGTGGGTACTTTGTGCCACGTGTGCGAAATGCTCCACGCCCACGCCCACGGCACGAAAAGAGAACAGGAGCACAATTTTACAACCCTTTAAAATTTTACATCATGGGCAAAATTTTTAACAATAGCGTAATAGACGCTAAGAAAGAGAACACAAAGGAAAAGACCGCACGTTTTAACGCAGCAGAACAAGAGCGACTCGCAAAGCAATTGGAGGGCGAAACCTACGGCGACAACCGCAGCGAGATGTGCAAACTTATTGCACGTGCGGAGGCTGCCGCCGCCGCTGATATGGTCGGCGTGTATGCTGACTATGTGGTAAAATACACATTTGCAGAGTTGCGCAAGTTCCGCCGCCGTTATTTGTCAGTGTGTGAAAACGACGTTTGCAGAGTTGATGGCAAATTATCCGAAGTTGTCACACTCCGCCCCCTGCTGAAGATTGGGGAGCGTTACTATTATAAGGAGATAGCCGACAAATCATTATCACGTGAGGCGGCAAAGGTTGTCCGCCGCCTGTGGTTAGGTAGACAGGCCACAAATGGTTTTTCTTTCGTTCCGTCACAGACTGAAAAGGACAACGAAAAGGTTTTAGAGAAGAAACCCGTTACCGACTTACACACCGCCTTTATGTCGATGCAACGTTCAGTAACCGCTATAGATTGGGCAAAGATCGAACAGGCGGCAAAGGAGCGCAAAGCGGAGGAGGAGCGCACGAATGAGGTAGAGATACTCAGAGCAAAGCTATTAAGCGGCAAAGCGACGCCGGAGGAGGTCGCAAGATTCGCCGTACTTGCAAAGTAAACAAGCACGTAACAAAGGTTTTAAAACCCTGTAGACTTACAGCCTACGGGGTTTTTTATTGCCCTTTGGTTACGTGCTGACAGGCACCACCGCCCACAGTGGAACGCTTAAACCGACACGCCGCACGTCTCAAGTAGCGGGCACGGATTTTTCCGTGACGGGTGAGAGAGCGTTTTTATTGGTTTTCACGTTGAAAATCTCAGTTGCAGTTCCGCAATGGTGAAGGGCTGTAGTTTTGCACTTAGCAAAGCAATCGTCAACGACAATTTATTTGATTGTTATCGGTTTTCCGTCCTGACAGACGGCACGACAAACCCGCTTTCTGGCTTGAATGTCAGTGGTCTCTACAACCAACGAAAGACAGGTGCCCCGTGAAGATAGAACGATGCTAAGACACGCAAACCTAATAATTCATAATTCATATTCTACGTTTTAAGAGCGTCCGCGTGAAATTCGCGGGAAATCGACCTCTATCGTGGTGGATAGAGTGAGCAACCTATAAGGGCGTGCGAGAACGTGCGCCACGGCTCTGCAAGAACTTACATACTGGTGAGAAGTCACCATAAAAACTATACAGTTTCCCCGTATGTCTGCCAAGAAATCGGGATGCAGCCACAGCATTAAAACAGGGCGGGGCGTGAGCCGTGACTCAGCGAGCTGGTTACTCGGAGTAATATTCGGATGAACGCGGTGCAAAGATGCACGTCCCAGGCAAATAGGGCAGTCCTTGCGGCTGCTCTACTACAAACCAACAAATTTTAGGATTATGAACGAGAAAGAAATGATTATTCTTTGCGACGGCTCAACGCGGTACGCAGAAGTAGACGTAACAGAATTGAAAGACGGACGCTGGCGCGGAACGTGGAACGGACACAACCTGACGTTTCACGGCGGAACGTGGATGGAGTGACTGACGCCTTAAAATCTCCCTACGCTTGTAGGGAACAATAACCAATAAATTTAGGATTATGACATTAAAGACATTCAAAGTACTCGACGCAATCAATCGTGAGGGATTGGATAACACTCAGTGGAATATCTACATGCACCTCGAACCTGTGAATACAGGAAAGTTTTACGGAACGAACGAAAACCGCACGCTGCCCGCAGGCGTTTGGATAGCCGTGTACAAGAAGCGTGGCGATACGCTCTGTTATTTCCGTTGTCTCAAGCCCGATTTGTGCCTTGATATATTCGAGGACGAGGAGCTGTTATTCTTCAACGTGAGCGATTAGCCTAAAAGGTAGCCGACAGGCTGCCACCAATAACCATTTTATTAACAATTAAAAATAGAATTATGAAAGAGTTTATTTATTTCTCAACCATGTGCTATGTAGTATTTTACGCTTTGTGTCTTGGTTACTCAATCGTATAATAGCGAGCATCCAAAATCATGGCAGTCATTGAGCTGCCAACAATACCAACCAATAAAATTATAAGATTATGAACAAAAGACAGATTATCTATTCAAGTACGATAATTGTGCTTGGAATTATCCAGTTGCTCCCGTGTGTTTTGCTTGTAAGCGGTACGATAATCGGGAATGTGCTTGGAATTTTCTACGCTCTTCTTGTGACGTTCATCTGGACGAGTACGAAAAATGGTCGATGGTTCTGCGTTGAGCTGTACCGCAGTACGCTGCGCTTGGAAAAATTCCTGCTCGGCTGTAACGTGGAGAGTGATTAGTACGATAATTGCGCTTGGAAAAATTCAGCCTAAAAAACTGCCTGCAAATTAGGCAGTACGATAAATAACTAATAAAAACAAATGAATTATGGCAACACGAAGAATTAAGTGCGAGGGTTCTCTGTTCATGGAGAGCGTATTCGCGAAGATGCAGGAAATCTACACACACGTTGAGTTCCTTGGTTACGACGGCAAATTTCTGACCGTGGCTTACATTGTCTAAACCCTGTGCGCAATCATGCGCACGGACTATTAACCAAATAAAATTATAGAATTATGACGCAAGAAGAATTAAGCGAGTTGCAGCACGTAAAAGAGCTGTTTAAAAAATTGCAGGAGTTGCAGTATTCAACGATTGGCGACCCTGCCCTGTCCGTAAGCTTGGGTGCTGGCGGTTATTTACATTCCATAAGCGTTTTTGTTCACGTCAGCGAGGAGTATTCCAATGGAAAAGCGCTTGGGTCGTTTACTCTGGCTGTATTTCTTTCCTCTAAAGAGAACGAGGATGCCTGCAACGCCTGCATTGCGTTTGTGAACGCACACCGCACACTCAGAGCCTAAACTGGCAGCCGTTTGGCTGCCAACTATTAACCAACCAAATCACATAATTATGAACACAGAGAAAAATTTTGTAGTGCTTGAGTTTTACCCGAGTTTTACACCGAAAGTTGTGCGAGAGTTTGCAACCCGTGAGGACGCAGTGAAGTTTGCGGAGCTTATGAAGAAAAGCGAGACAGGCAGACATACCTACGCTGTATTTTCACGCATCGAGCCGTAGAGCCTAAAATCGGGCAGTACGATAATGTGCTGCCTGCCATTAACCAAACAGAATTATTATGAGTAGAAAAAACAAGACCATGTGCATACTTGCCATGTTGCACAACGAGGTGTATACAGGAGAGCAAATTTTGAACGACAGCGTATTTACGATACAATGCGGAGAAATCAAGAAAAAGGAATTGTACCTCGTTTCATTCAAGAAATTGTCGCAATGCTTTATCAACCATACGCTAAAGCAATTTGCGGAGGATAAGGGATTTTCCTTGGAGCCTGACGTGACTGCGAAAAATCCCTACGGCGACGATGTTTTCCTGTATGAATTGTAGCCTAAACAGCGGAGATATTTCTCCGCTACTATTAACCAATGAAATTTTAGAATTATGAAAACAGAAATTCCCTGCCCTATCAACGAGAAAGACTTATGTAGCGACGTTCTCTTCGACGATCTTTTCGACGATAATACGTATTGCTGCGACGGACACGGCGTGCTGATAGGATTTATCCATCGTCACGTTGTCAAGATAAGTTACAGATACGGCTCAAGTTCCGTACGCCTCGAAGTTCTCGACCATCCGCTCAGCTCGGACATCAAGTCACGGATTATCCAATGGCTTGAAATCGTCTGCACCGGTGTCAACGAAAATTCCCTTGATGCTAACACAAAGCTACACACCACTGTCTTTTACTACGAGAACACGCGTATCAGTGATATTATCTTCAAGTACAGCACGGACGAACCGACCTAAAAAGCCTCCATCCTCGGAGGCACATACAAACCAATTAAATCATTGAATTATGCTAAGAGACAGAAATTGCGACAAGAATTTTGAACGTTCGTTGATGTATCAGATAAACAAGGCAAAGATTGCAGCTCGCAAGATGCACAACGCACGTATGACCGACTACAATGATCCGAAATCTGAGAATGATTTTCACGACGCTATTGTTGAGATTGTAGCCATTGCTTATCACGATTGAGCCTAAACAACCCGTTACGTTTTGTCACGGGTTCATTTTATCAACCATTTAAAATTTTAGGATTATGAAAAAGAACCCACGAGATTACAAAGTGAACGGCAAAATGTATGCTTACATCCTTGACTCCATCTCTTCCGATGATGTAGATGTAGAGTCTATGTCTGACAAGGAGCGCATTGAGTTTGCGCTTGATATGTTCTACGATGAAATCTACAAAAACGACAGGCGCAGAATGTCTACTCTGGAGAAACTGACATACTGGATTAGTGGTCTTTGCTCTACCGTGAACGTAGCCTTTACGAACTATGACATTGCCAAGGTTGGCACGGAGTGGGGTTATTGCAGAACAGACGCAAGAACCTCGCAGTTTGTACATACATGGTTTGAGCGCATCGCCAATGGTATTCTGCGCCTTGCAAAGATTTACGGCGTAGACATGAGCCGTTTCCGTTACTAACGCCTTAAAATCCTGCGTGACGATTGCACGCAGGAACAATTACAAACCAACAAAAATAAGATTATGAAGAAAAGAACTTACAAGACGCTCGCCGGCTTACTTAGAGCAAACGGCGAGCAGCAGTTTACAGTGAGCGACTTTTTAGGCGGACAAATCTACGATAATAAGCATTATAAATGGCGTCCGTTCGAGCTTACCGACAACGCTCTGCGTGAGCTGTCTGACGGCTTCTGTCAAGCGCTGGGCTGTCAGAAAAGAAAGTATGACGAGGTATTCCACAACATGAAGTACGGCAGAATACAGAACTGCGGAATACTCAGTCGTCTGTGGGTTGAGCTGCGTGGCAACAAGCCGAGCTTTACCTATTGCGTAGGACAGGACGGAGATTATGAGTATCCGCTTGTCAAGAGAATCCTGTATCGTGGTTATTGAGCCTCAACAAATCTGTGCAGCCTACCTGCACAGAACAACGTTTAACCAAATTAATTTCTGAATTATGGCAACAAAAAGAGCATCCGAAAGGAGAAGCAGAACGCTTGCGCAGCAGGCTAAGTCCTACGAGGTGGCAGGCGAGTACGAAATGATGCAGATAATGCACAACTCGTGGATAAACGGCAATTTCTCCGACTTCAAGCATTATTACAGAGTCTTGAGAATGGAGGACAGACGCAAGTTTGTACACTATCTCTACAACAGCACCGACGAGGGCACATTCTACAAAATGATTGACTCGCTCATGTTCGGTTAGCCTAAATCAATCCTCACTCCCACGGGTGGGGATTTCTATTATCAACCATTTAAAAACAATAGAATATGATTTACATTAAGAGTTTCAAGAATTACGACGAGTTCAAGCAGTTGTTCGGTGTCGTAAAGCACGGCAACGGCGTTGTGTCACGCAAGAACAAGATTCTCTTGGCTTGCCTCAAGGACAGAAAGCTCTTCCACTGGTGGCTCGGCTTCAAGGAGTGGTGCGACAGAACAGGCAACAAATACCTGTATGACTACGACTACCTTCGTGCCACCAACATGGACGACCTGAAGGCTTTTACCAAGTCTATGGTAAGCCGCCTTGTATATAACGACCCAGACAATGACGACACATTGTATCGGATTCATTTTGATATCAACTTCTGCTACGTTCTCTATTCCACTACGCTAAATCTTGACGATCTCAATGGTATATGCACCGACGGAGATTCCAGGTCCATACGTTACGAGAATATAGAGCGTGGAAGAATCTTCAAGATGAAGGCAGGCAAGTTCATCACCAGATGTATCGAAGAGTGCCGCATCCCGCGCGAATATATGCCTGAACAGCTCAAACGCTGGATAGGCGAAGAGTTCGCACGTGATTGGCAGGTCTATGCAGAACAGCGTGTCAGAAATGATTACACCCTGCATGTTGACGACGATTTCGAGGCTATCTATGATAGTGACCGCTGTTTTGGCGACTTTGGAAGTTGCATGACAGACAAAGGACATCACACATTCTATCGTGACGCCATAAAAGCCAAGGCTGCCTACATCACCGACGAAGACGATATGATTGTCGCCCGTTGCATTGTCTATACTGACGTATGGGACGAGAACAACAATCATTACCGCCTCGCCGAGCGTCAATACTCTTCCGGTCAAGACGATGTCCTCAAGCAGATACTTGTTGACAAGCTCATCAAGGCAGGCGAGATTGACGGCTACAAGCGTGTCGGCGCCAGTTGTCACGACAATAGAAATTTTGTTCGAAACAACGGTGAGTCAATGCACGACCTTTCTCTCTACATTGAGTGTAATCTCGAATACAACGACGTTCTCAGTTATCAGGATTCGTTCGTCTATTACGACTACAACGACAACACGTCCTGCAACAACTCTTCTGCGCATTACGATTACGAACTCGATTCCACGGATGAACATTTCGAGTCGGATGGCAATTATTCCGATTGGAACGAGTGCATTATTCCTGAAGGCGATAGCACTTACGACGACTACTACGAAGATTGGATGTATAGCGGGCAAAGCGAAGACGCCATATATCATGGTAGACGCATTCAGATCAACGGAAGTCGCGCAAGCGAAGACTACCGCTGGAACTGGTCTGACTACGAGGACGCTTATCTGCTTGACGACGAATGCTGCTACGTGGAAAAAGAGGAGGAATATCGCCTCCTTGACGACTGCGTAGAGGACATTGACGGCGAATATCAGCTCGAATCAGACTGCAAATGGTCTGATTACCATAACGGATATATCCATGAGGACAATGCCGTATGGAGCAGCATCGCCGATTCATGGCTTGACAGCGAAAAAGACTCCAAATGCGCCGAATGCGGCGAATGGTATCCCGGCAACTATGGCGACGAATGGTATTCAGACATCACCGGCGAATACTATTGTTCCGAGGAGTGTGCCAACAAAGCCGAAGCCGAGTACAGAAAACAACATGCTCTTGTTAGTGTAGCCTAAAACTAAGGCGGGAGGACCTTCCTCCTCCTGCCTTCCAAGTACAACCAATTTAGATTAAAAAACAATAGAATTATGAAAGAATTGAATTTTGACCTGCTCAAGAGTCTTTATTGCGTATTCTCGCCAAGTGACGAAGAAAAGCGCATGTGTCGTTTCATCAAGAAGCACATCAAGAACACTGTCCCCTCAGCCATTGTCACACAGGACGAGTACGGCAATCTCTTCGTCACCAAAGGCGAAGCAGAGAGCTATCCTTGCCTGTGCGCACACATGGACCAGGTGCAGCATCTTCATCCCAAGGACTTCGTGTGCGTTGAGAGCCAAGGAGTCATCTTTGGCTACTCGCCAAAAGTCCGCAAGCAGTGCGGTCTCGGTGCTGATGACAAGAACGGCATATTCATCGCCCTGCAATGCCTTGAGCGTTACGACGTTCTCAAGTGTGCGTTCTTCGTGGGCGAAGAGATTGGATGCGTAGGCTCAAGCGCCGCCGACATCAGCTTCTTCAGCGATTGTCGCTTCTGTGCTCAGATAGACCGTCGCGGCAACAGCGATATGGTCACAAGCATTTCCTTTGATAATATCTGTTCTGACGAGTTCATCAAGGACGCCGACTGCACAAGCTACGGCTACGCCGTCAGCACGGGTCTTATGACCGATGTCGAGGCATTGCGCAGAAACGGTGTCACCGTATCGTGTATCAATATGTCCTGCGGTTATTACGAACCGCACACCGACCATGAGTTCACAGTTATCGAGGACGTCCAGAAGTGTTACAGCTTTGTCTGTCACCTCATCGAGCATTGCACGTCTGTCTATCCTTACGAACCTGACGAAGAATGCGGCTGTGCCAGCTATGGCAGCGACAACTATTGGGAGCGTTACTGCACGTGTTGGGATTACGACGAGTGTCTCGAATATTGTTGCGAGTCCCTCTATAACGACCCGAAGCTTACGCTCGAAGAATTTTCGGACAATATTAAGGGCTACTATCGTCTTGATAAAAAACAGATTGCCGAGATTTACGATACGGCACGCAGCTACGTCGATTCCGAAACAGCCTAAAAAAGGACTTACGGAGCAGCCTGAAAACCGCCACGCCTTTGTGCGTGGCACCATCAACCATTAAAAAAACAACGAATTATGGAAAAGAATATTGTAGAGTATTGGATGTACAAGGGCGAGATTACCGAAAAGGTAGCCGACTACATCAGTGTCAAGAATTTTGCCAAAGCGATAGAGGCTCTTTATCGCGAGTGTTTGGAAGACTACGAGAACTCTGAGGACATAGAGGAATACCTTGCCGATTTCGAGGGTTTCAATATTCAATCTCTCGCTTGGGATTTTACCAAGAAAGCAAACAGAGATATGAAAGAATACCTCCACATGCAAAATCATCACATGGTCGGCAATTTCGCCGACATCGAAGGTGACTATCCCGCTCACATCACGGGCACACGTTGGTCTTCGGAGTATGCCGGCGACGACTACTTCCGTCTGTTCCCTCAAATGGTTGCACGTTTGGATGCAGCGGAAGACAGCAAGCAGGCTGACGAGGACAGGGCGTGTCTCATGGATTGGTATTTTGACGCCTTCGGAACGTTCGGCATCAAGTACAATTTCCAGGGCTTTCTTTCGGATATTGCCTATAGGCTCGAAGGGCAGCGCGTTACCGCCTAAACCGCCTCCCTTCGGGGAGGTGCAACTAACTAACAGATTACAGAATTATGGGAAAGTCAATCAGAACAAAATTGGAGATGTGGACTTCATGGGGTTATTGTATGACTCCGCAGATATTCAGTTCGAGAAGCGAGGCGTTGCAGTACGCACGTGAAATGCGTGACAACGGCTATATTTTCGGTTTCAGAGCGTCTCCTGTCTAAAAAGTCCGCAGAAATGCGGATGCAATTAACCAACAAACAGAAGAATTATGGCATTACAATGGAAATGGACTGACAAGATGGGCAAGGCAATCATCCGTCAGGACGAGAGAAAGTACGAGATTGGCATCTACGGCGGCAACGCTCTTGCGATATTCATCAGTGAGGACAAAGACTCATACCAGCTCTACAATTTCATTACGGACGAAAGACACCTCGGCATCATTAAAGAGAACGAGTTCAAGATGTTCTACGACGAGGTGGTGAGCATCGAGCTGAACGTATGCAACAAGAACGCACTGAAGATACTCCCTCTCCTCGCAAAAGAGGCGGGCGAAGTGCGCTGCTACTACAAGGAGTCAGAGTAATATGACTTATCCGTTGGGGAAAGAAACCACAATCGGAGCGACACCGACAACGGAACAATATTAACCAATTTTTAAGAATTATGAAGAAATATTATGTATCAGTCACAGAGACTTTAAACAAGGTAGTGAGTGTTGACGCTGAGAGCGAGATAGAGGCTTTACAGAAAGTGCATGATGCCTATGATAATAGCGATATTATTCTCGATAACGACGATTTCTGCGGAGAAACAGTAGAGACAGAAGATGACCAGGAATTCTATGCCGATTACGAGAAAGAGAATGGCGAGACTTATCAGCACATAGACTAAGCCAAACGGGGAGAGCAATCTCCCTACCAATAACCAAAACTTTAAGAATTATGTATGTATCAGAACTATCGAGAGAACAACTTGTAGAGTTAAAGTCCACCATGCTTGAAGCCATCCTCGGTTACGAGCCGTCATACGGAGAGCTTGCCATTGCTGACGAGCTTGTGTCTGACGAGCAGGTGGAAGAGGAGTACGGAGGCGTATGTTTCACGCCCGACGACTTCTGGTGTTAACCTACGGCAGCGCAGCCTAAAAAGGCGTGCCGGAAGACCATATTTATTTCAACAGTAGTGACAGATCACGAGTCTCCCACTGACGCGAGTGGACTCGTGATCTCCACAACTGTTTCACATCAGCATCGTACAGATATGCGCCGAGGTCTTCGGCACGCCACATTTATTAACCAAAAAAAATACGAAAAATATGAATAGAATTATTGAAGATGCAGGGGAAATGGTCTACAACGGAGCAAAGTTTTACATTAATCTTGAAAAGCGTTCGCTGTCCGTAAACGGCAAGTATCTGATAAAGGACGGAAAGCATGAGCTTCCGCTCGGATGCTGGCACAAAGAAGATTTCCCCGAGGAAAAGATGTTCAAATCTCTTGAACTCCGCTATCGCGACTACAAGCACTCGATACCATCAGAGCGTTCGGAGTCGCACCGGCGCAGATACTTCAAGGCATTACGAGAGGACGAGCTATCCGACGAGGATATGATGTACGGAGTGCCGCGCGAGTTCGCACGCTACGAGCTTGAATCGTTCTTACTTGCAATGATTATGATTGGAGCGTTAAAATGGCACGAGGAGTGGGGTAGCTGGTTCTACCAATCTCCCAACGACAAGGACTTGATTATCCTGCGCTCATGGGTTGAACCAAGCAAATCGTAGCATTTGGTAGCAGATGGTAGCATTTGATATAAACCGCCTAAATCAGAGTGGGATGCAAATCTCACTCACATTTTTAACCAACATTATTTAACATTAAAAACAAAAGAATTATGAAAAGAAATGTAATGATTTCAGGTGAGTTCACTATCAACGAGGTAGCAAACGCTAACGGCGCAGGTCAGCAGAAACCCAACAAGAAGTCGGCACAGGCACGTATCGAAGCTCTCAAGGCTGCGGGCGTGGATGTTTCCAACTACTTCCCTATGGGCGAAGAGATGATTGTCCGTGTCAAGGACGGCGTTCCGACACAGGTACTTGACGACGACCCTGTTTTCTCTCGCATCATGGAAGGACGCTACATCGCACACGGCAAGCTCTATCGCCGTTGGGTTATGGCACAGATGTTCCACATGCTCCGAGAGATGAACGAGGGCAAGTGGGATTCTCCCAACTTCACGGAGGTCTTGCAGAACCGCGGATACGAGTATTCGTGGAAGATGGTCGAGCAGGAGTTGCTCGCGCAGTATAAGATGCTCAAGCACGGCGACACAGAGTCGTTTGGCGAGCGCAACCGCTGGTTCGACAAGGACGTTGTGACTGAAATGGCAGAGGACTACCTCGACCATCTCCGCAAGGTTGTTGGGGAAATCAAGGAACGCAAATGCCGTGGTCGCCTCTACAAGCGCATCTTCGGCAAGAATGTGTTCTCTGACGAGATTGAGAATGTGGTGTTCGCTCCGATTGCATGGGCTATCAGAGCAATCAGTGACTCCAAGTCCGCATATCAGCTCTACAAGGCTGTCGCAGCGTTCAACCGTGACCGTCACAATCTCCGTTGGCAGACCAAGCAGTCAAAGGCGTTCACCGATGCCTACAAGGGTTCTGGTGCGTACTTCACGATGAAGAACCTCATCCTGTTCCACGGCGCACGCTTCAACGGCTGCACCACGGAAAAGCAGTCGCTCGCACGCATGGAAAATCTCGCCTCGAACCTCGAAGGTTGGGAACTCCTCGGTGCAATGAAGCAGCTCATCAAGGACTCTGGCATCTCTGTCGAAAAGAAGATTGCCGAGTGGAAGAAACAGCCTGCATCTAAGAAGTAGTACGCAGCCAAGAAGGAATTGCCGTTCCGTCTGCGGTGGCTCGGCATCATTTATGAAAGCTTCGCAGAAGAAGGTCCCTTACCTGCCTTTCGGTCAGGGACCTTCAGTGTAAAGCTTTGAAATCACACGCTTACAGACAGGCACCCGTCCGTGAGCCGCAGACAAGCCTAAACCACAAGTGGTTACACATCGTAACCGCTTGACTTATTTACAAACCATTAAATAACAATAGAATTATGAAAGAAGATAAGATTTTAGAGATGTTTTTCGCCCCCGAACGCTGGCAGTATGCAATCGCCAAAGGTGTTGTCAAGGACATATCCAAGGGCGTGCTCTATAAGCTCACCAAACCCGAGGCGCGCGCACTCATGTATCAGCGCATCCGTGACGGCAAGTACAAGATAATGCCGCCACATACAGCGCAGATACCGAAAGATAACGGCGAGTTCCGTACTGTATATGTGAACGAGCCTGCCGACCGAGTGTTGCTCTCCATCGCCAACGACCTTCTCTTCGAGCTTATGCCCGAGATGGTTCATCCGAGCTGTCGCTCGTATCAGAAAGGTATCGGCTGCGGTAAGGTGGTACAGGAGGTTTCACGCCGTATGTGTGCGTTGCAGACCCCCGATGTGCTCGGCTTCAAGTCCGATTTGTCGAAGTATTTTGACAGTGTTCCGTTGGAGTTCGTTGACGCAGCTTTTGACAAGGTGGAGGAAAAGTACGGACACTCGGCTCTGATAGACGTTCTTCGCGACTACTACCACTCCGACCTGTACTTCACTCCCGAAGGTGAGCTGCACGAGAAGTATCAGTCGTTGAAGCAGGGTTGCTCCGTAGCCTCGTGGCTCGCAGACGTAATCCTGTATCATATCGACGAGAAACTATCGCAGCTCGAAGGCTATTACGCCCGCTACTCCGACGATATGCTTTATGTCGGTAGTGACTACGTTAAGGCGATGCACATTCTTACGGAGGAGCTTGGCAATATGCAGATGAAGCTCAACCCGAAGAAGGTGGAGTATCTTGACGCAAACCATTGGTTCAAGTTCCTCGGCTATTCAATCAAGGGCAGCAGCATATCGCTTTCCTCTACACGCATCAAGACGTTTCAGAAGGAGATAGAGTCGCGTTCGTGCTGTAGACGGGGTGCAACGCTCACGACATCGGTAAACATGATTAACCGATACCTCTACAAGGGTTATGACGGTCACTCATGGGCTACGCAGGTTCTCCCGATAATCAACGTAAAGGAGGACATCGACACGCTGTCTACGTTCATTCTTGACGCTCTGCGTGCTACCGCAACCGGCAAGCGACGCATCGGAGGTCTTGGCTTTGCCAAGGAGCAGAAGATGGGATGTATCTCACGAGGACGAGGAAAGAATGTCACAACTAACAGAGCTAAGACACCCGAGCGTATTGACGGCTTCATGTCACTCGGTCTCATGCGCAACGCATTGCTGACCTCGCGAGCTGCATACGACACACTTGTAGCCAATCTCTGACAAACGCCTAAAAACGGATGCAGCCCAAACGCTGCATCCACAACCAAAACCAAATATGAATTTCCGAGAACACGGAACTGCGCAACGCAGGATGCCACATTTATATACCCGCCTCAAAGATTCGGGATGTCTCTGGACAATCCAGAGCGTATCCCGAATCCTAAAGGCTGGTACAATCACGACCATACAGAAATGTTCCACGGCATAATGCCTGTGCAAGGCGGCGCACACTGCCCTCGGCTTCAAGAATGGCATCCGTTTAGCGCTCAGGTTGCTAACGATGACGACGTCTGTGCGAACAAACTGACGTCGTCATCGAGAAACCTGACCTACATCACTCGTTTACATCCATGTGCCACAGCCATCGTTCAAGCCCACTTACGTCAGCGCAGACGTTCGTCTTCCCCGAAGGAGTACATTTGCTACACCAAGCTTACACGCGGCGCTTGGATGTTCATACATCCCGCTCGCCGCGTGCTTTGCTTGAGTTCGACCAAAATCTTACAGCCATGCGCCACGCTCCTTGTGGAAGACAAGCCATTGCAAGCCTAAATCGGGCACGATGGGGAGACAACGTTTATATCCCAGTACATAAGGGCTGTGTTAGTGCCGGTTGCAACAACCGGCGCACCCAGCCCCACTACTGGGCTAAATCAGATACTTACAGCAAAGCACCCGTCTCCAATCGTGCCCACAATACAACCAACGGAATTTTGCGGTTCCTTGTGACGTGCCGTGCAGCCGACTTTAATGATACCGGCTTCGTATCATCCGCCGTCCACCAGGTTGACACCTGGCTCCCTGCCGATTTCTCAGCCGGTACATATCAAATCCTTACAGTCACGCAACACGGCTACAGGCACGTCATTACTTTAAAAAGTACAGCATTTATTCGTGAAATAGCGACAAAAACGCTACCTTTGCATTATAAACCAATCGCAAACCAATCACAAACCAATCAGCAACGTTTGCCTTAACGACCTCGTATTGTAGAGGTCGCTATTAACCAATAAAATAGATAAAATTATGGCAGTAACAAAATTTGTAAGAGCGCAGGACATTCTCAAGGAGAAAGGGTTCAAAGCGCCACCGTTCGACACGGCGGGATTTCAGAACGCAGTCGTGGAGTTCTTCCAGAAGAACGATGTGTCGGCAAGACTCAGTATCATTTCAGTCCGCTTCCTCGACTACGAGGGAGCACCCGCTTGTGGCTTTGCAGCAAGCACCGAAGGCATATACAATGATTATTTAGGCCCAGGGTTCGACAAGTACATATTTCCACGCTTCCTCGGTGGGTATTTCGGAGGTTTCGAAGAATACGTCGTCTTTCCGTATATCATTGTTGACGAACCCTACGTCACTAATGCCGTAGCCCTCCTCAAGATGGCAGGTTTTGTCGTCAGTCGTAAACATCAGCGACTGAAACACGACTCCTACACCGTCACTCTCGTCTAAATCATAAAAGCCCTACGCAACACGGTCAAGCGATATGAAATGCCCAACAACAAGGAACAAGAACAGATAGACGGCATCCGTAAGGACTTCGCAAAGCGGGTCTACGACCTATATATCAATGCCGCCAACGGAAAGATTGATACCTACGACAAGTTTCTGACTCGTTTGGAGTGGCTTGAAATAGACTACTCCGACGCATTGTCCCCATACGGAATATACGAAGACCTGTGTCCTGACGACTTCGATTTGGTGAAAATGGCGATAGAGGAGGGTACACCCCTCAAGGACTTCGCCTATCAATGGTTGAACATATACAATATCATTGAGTTCGCCAAAGTAGACGCAAGTTTGCTCATACCTCCAACATCCGACAATTAGTCAAAACGGCAGGTTTACCCCTGCCACCAATTAAACCATATTATAAACAAAATAACAGAATTATGAAAAAGAGATTTTCTATGCTTCCAGTCTTTGCGTTTGTAGCATCCATGTTTATGTTATCTGCGTGTGGTGATGATGATGATAGCGGTAGTACCGTTCCTCAAACCCCGTCCTATAAAATAAAAAATGGCAATATTGTAGGAGTGTGGAGAAATGGCAGCGATTGTTTTGTGTCATTCTCGGCAAACGGATATAACTCTGCGCTATTATCTAATACGTTTATTGATGATGGCGACTATACAATCAATGGTGACACAATCCTTGTACACAACACTTATTTCGCAAATACAACAAAATATGTTGTAAACGATATAACAAATGACGCTCTAACTGTTACCATTACATACAAAGACCGTTGGACGGAAGAGAAAACTGTTAAGGCTAAATTTAATAAGGCTATTGACACTCCGTGCGTCAAGACTCACGCTTTGGCAGGAAAATCCTATTTGGCGCAATATGCGTTTAAATATGGTGGTCAAATGTGGAGAAAAGACTTTTTTAGCTACAATACGGCATCTTGCACAAGACAGGATCTGGCTCAATCAACCCCATCTACCTTTTATTATGTTTATTTAGCCCCCAAAATCTATTTTTATGTTATCCAGTATAGTATGTTTTATTACGATACGGTAAGATATGGTACGGTTGTTCTTGACGCGAATAATCAAATAGAAAGTATGGGGTCTCTTTACGGAGAAGCGATGTATCCACAATCGTTATATTAACCCCGTAAAGGCACATCTTTAACACAAAGGTGTGCCTTTATATCGCCTAAAACAGGCCCTCATTAAAAGGCCGCAATTTAACCATTTAATTCATTAATTATTGTAAAACCACTGCGCATACCGAAGTAATATTATAAATAACATTAACTTTGCGTTGCAGGCGCACTAAATTTCAAGAATTATGACACAGCTACTTAGCACAAGACGCTGGATGGACTTGCTCACTCCCGAGCAGCAGAAAACCTACTCCAGTGCAATCCGAAAAGGTTACTTTGCGACTTATGACGGCTATCGTTGGCGTCACGAGTTCTATGGAGCTTTCATCTGGAAACACCCTGGACGCGTGAAGATCATTGATAAATTCAAGCAGGTTATCGGTCGCGCACCATTGTGGGAGGACATCACGGACGACAATCTGCGAGACGTGAAGGAAGAACTGGACGCTTCCTATGCGCCGAACTCTGTGCGTACAATATGCGCAGAGATTAACGCAATCATCCGTGAGAACGCAGAGTCGAAAGACATTCCTTCCATGTCCTACGCCCGTGTGCTGCGTGCAAAGAAGGTGGTGGTACAGTCCGTGTTTCTCACCGACGAGGAGATACGCAAGATACACGAGTATCGCCCTAAGACAGTACGCAGACGACATGCAAAGCGCATCTTCATGCTTGAATGCCTTTGCGGAGCACGTTTCTCCGACTGTCTGCGCCTCTCGCCCGTAAACCTCTCTTCTGATGGTCGTACCCTGACTTATGTATCAAAGAAGACCAACCATGAGGTGACGGTTCCCGTGCACCCGTGGCTAAGGGAGTATCTCGTTCCGTCTTCACCTATCGAACCGCAGTCACTTGCAGTTCCTTCCTACAACGACGCGATACGTTTCTTCTGCCAATCATGCGGTATCGACCAGCAGGTTAAGGTATATCAGGCAGGTCGCGAACAGACAGGCCCGAAGTGGAAGTTTGTATCAACGCATACGGGTAGACGCTCGTTTGCAACCAACCTGTCGTTGAAGAACGTACCGTTGGAGCAGATAGCGTTGATGATGGGTCACTTTACGGGCAACGCCCCGGATGTTTCCATGACGCAGCGATACATCGTGACGCGACTCCAGCTGTCGCCCGCAGCGTTCCAAGCGTTCTCGATTCCTGGTTCCGAAAGAGCGGCGGCAGAGAACGAGGCTTACAACAACCCGACAAACGATTTTGACGACTTCGACGACTTCGATATTCCCGAGGACGAACAGCTCGTTATACCCGAGAGACCGCAGACCGAAGCATCGTAAACTATTAACACAACCTCAGCCCTATCGCATCACGGCAAGCGGACATGATATGAAGAAGATGACTTATGACGAATACGAACAGTTCTGTATTCAGTTTCCAGATGAGTTCTGGAATAAATTTGATTATTTTGTTGATATGGAGAATACTGCTGATTTGAAGTATGATTTTGTTTTCGATTTTCCTTACGGTATTAGCGCAGTAGATGAAGATGCAGATATTATTGCAGCAGAGTTGCCTGATGATTCATATATCTTTTTTGAGACATCCGTTTCTGAAGTATTAAGATATATTAGAGACAATTACCCTGATATAGATACCACCGCTATAGACCAGAAATTAAGAGAGTTAAGCGATGATGACGATTATCAGGATTCTTATGATGAGGAGGAGGAATAGTATTGAGTAAACATGTACGAGATAATTGATGTTATGCGCGACTATCTATTTGTTACGCTCCGTCTGCGCGAAGTTCAGACGGGCGAAACAAGAGACTGGAAGTATTGGGACGACCTGGAGGAGTGGCTTTGCGAGGAATACGGAGTGAAGAACTTGAAGGGCGTTGTATTGAAGGATCTGCCTCGTTATGGAGGCTGGGTGTAATCACAAAAATTTTAATAAATCGAATATTAAGCCCTACGCAACACGGTTAAGCGGAAGAATATGATAATAAAGACACGCCAAGAAGCGATACAAGTAGTTAATAGTATTATCGAGCGTTTGAAATCGCTCTACGGCTTAGATGACATGTTGGATGACGGATGTGATAGCCAAGACTGGAATCAGAATCGCCGGTATGCAAGTATTGACAGCGTAATCAGTTCGATTCATGAAGAGTTGGCAGGGTATGATTTTGAATTTATGCCTTCGTCAGAATGTGATAGAATATGGAAGGAGGCTTGGAATGGCGATAAATCTGTACATCTGCCAGAAGTAAAATATAATCACGCAATAGAGTATGCCAACAGGCTTCTTGCTATTTGGGAGAATTAAATCAATTAGCCCTCGACATCACGGTTAAGTCAATATTATGAAGAAATACAGCGTATATTACAATAACAACGTTGAGTGCAACAAGGTTGCGGAGTTCGCCACATTGGACGAAGCCAAAGCCTATTGTACAGAGAACACAAAGGGCTACGACGAGGTTTGCGCAGGCGACAACTGCTATGAAGGTCGCAGCAACAATTTCCGTTACGAGGTGTACGAAGGTGACAACTACATCATTCTTGACGAGGACGGCGACGTTGTGGAGTTCAAGAATACCGTTTACGAAACGGAATCGTTTTATTGCAATTAACAGACCTATAATATAAACAAAGAAAGACATGAAGAGGATTTTATCAATTTTGGCAATTATGATTGCCGTTGTCGTGCAAGCAAATGCACAAGCAGAGTTTACAGGTTTTACAATAACTACAGATGGTTATTATCGTGCTCCTGACGGTAAAGATTATATCATCTATCCGTTTGAGGGTAAATCCGCAAATGAGATATATTCTTTAATTTGCTCCAATGTTGCAAAGGTGTACTACTCTCCTCAAAGAGTGATGAGTGCTGTAGAGAATACATCGGTAGCCATTCATGCTTTTGCTGATGATATTCTTTATCAGAAGTCATATCTTGGTCTCAAGTTCTTTTACGAAGGAACATACAATCTTTTAATAGAAATAAAAGACGGACGAGTTAAAGTAAATGCTCCTTCATTCGGGATGCAAACAGGACAATCGGAAACTATTAACCGTACTAAAACCGCAGAGAAGATACTATCTGATTTCTTTGACAAAAAGGGAAGATTAAAAGAAAATCGTACCATTTGGAAGCCTTATGCAGAACAAAGAATAAACAGCATCGATAAAACCTTGTTAGGAATAGATAGTACCAACAAAACGGACAACGACTGGTAACTCATGCGGTCGCATAACACGCATTTTATATTGCCTGAATAAGCATGGAATCCCGTTTGCACAGCGATGTGCAGGCGGGATTTTTTATGCTCCTAAAACCACCGAAAATATGCCAAATTATGCGATCGCATAAGTCGCATAAAACATGGTATTTTATATATAATTTTTATCGTTGTAAACGCTTGATTATCAATGCGTTTAACCAACTTTATGCGACCGCATGCAATCGCATCTATTATATATTATATATATAGTATATATTCATACTAACGTATTCATATATCCTATACACATAATATATAATTTTTCTCTTTGAAAGAGAGAGAGATTTTTGTGGGTTGGAATTGGGTGTCGGATGATCGTTGAGAGGCTACGCCTTGTCGCCGTTCACGTAGTCGATAATCTTGCGAACGGCATCATCAATTCGTTTCGTTCCGTAGGCGATATAATGGTCGGTCACGTCTGCCCAGGAGTGCCCGAGGCAAAGGGCAATAGTCTCACGAGGTATCTCAAGTTCCGCGCCGATTGAGGCGAACGTGTATCGTGCAGTGTACACTGTCATACCTTCCGCAATTGGATGCCAAAGACACTTGCGCATCCTGCCCACCTTGTCAGGAACAATCTCCACCGGCCCTATTTTTTTGAGGGTATCGTTCCAATGTTTTGAAAAATCCTCATAACTTCCATAGGTGTCGAGCGGACAGAGCAGCCACTTCTTGCCTTTATACCGAGAGATTATCTCTTGCGCAGGCTCGGGTATCGGGATGTCATATAAACGCCCCGTCTTTGCTCTCCTGTATCTGATACGCCCGTTGTGTACGTTGGACGGCTTTAGTGAAAGCAAGTCTATCGGGTTAATACCACAAAGATAGAACGTCAGCATAAACAAGTCTCGGTACATCTCGCGCCAATCATCGAGCGGATAGTCTCGTATTGCTCGAAGTTGCGCCAGGCTTATGTTGTTGACAGCAACCTTCTCGCTTTTGATTTTGTATCTCCTGAATGGGTAGTTCGTCGTCATCTCATTGTCGAGTGCCCAGTTAAACACCGCGCGGATGTTGCGCAGATTGATGGACTTGTAATTTACGCTCACATCGCCCATGTACTTCTCGAAGCCGTCGAGCCAGTCTTTATCAACGGAGGCGAATGTGGCTGCTGCGTCGTATTGGGACACCTTCTGCGCAGTCATCATGTATATATTCGCAGTATGTTTACGCTCTTTTGTTTCTGCGAACTTGCGTATGCAGTCAGCGAGACACGCACGCTCCTCGGTTATTTCGCCCGTGACGATGGCTGTAAGCTCACGCTTCTGTCTGTTGTAGTCAACGCCGTAGCTGTCGAGCAGGTATGCTTCGATGTTGTCGGTGATTGTTACAAGCCTTTTGATTTTTGCCCGATAGTTGTTTTCTTTCGAGGACATTGCAAGACCAGAAAACGGCTCCTTGACGGACATGCCGGTGGCGACAACGAACTCCTTGCCGTCTTGGCGGAATAGGATTTTAACTGGGATGTTCCCATCTTTTCCTCTTCTGCTTTCCTTAGCTGTGATGTAGTATTTCATAAGCCAAATGTTTTTTGTGCGTTTCCGCGGGTTTATTAATATTCCGATGAAAAACAGCCGTCAAAACCGCTTTGTGGGACTCCACTGTGGGACTTTTGAATTTACGAAACTTTAACTAACTTAATATCAGTGCGTTATGGCGTTTTCGTAACGTTTGTATAGCGT